GGTTGCCGCTGACTGGACTCCGGTGTTGGTTGCCGCTGACTGGACTCCGGTGTTGGACTTTTTATCATCGTCCCAGTTAACCTGATCTTTAATGTACTCCAGACCGGCTTTAACAATTCCGGCAATTCCGATTTCTGCTTTAATCGAAATCTTCTTTCCTACTCTCTTGCTGTCGTCAGATTTCTGATCGTTTGCATCCAGCTCGACTTCGCAATATCTGGAATCAGCCGGTGCATAATATCCAAATACATCCAACGGATTCTCACAAGCATGAAATCCCGTATCACAAATCTCGGCTCTTTCTTCTTCATACTTCTTTCCGATTTCATACTGAAAATCACGGCATTTTAAGTCTTTGTCAAATCCCTTATAGCATTTCATTTTTCCTTGTCCTCCAAATTCAGTCCGAGTATAGCTGCACAAACCTCTTTCTTTAAATACGTATTTGCTTCGGTTGTGTTCAGGTACGCTTCAAATGCCTTTAATCTGCCTACCAGCTCTGCATACTCCTCGGCTACGGTCTCTGCTCTGAAATCCATCTTATTTTCTTTCTCCATCGCAATCCTCCTCACAATACGGGCATTTGTTGTCCATCAAAATTTTGTTCAAATGGTCAGTTACTTTCTTCACATTTTCTCCCTGCTGGCAACCGCCCTCTACAATGCTGTACATATCAAACTCTCTTAATGATTCTTTCTTATATATGTTGATGTGCAAGCTGCATCCGATCTTGTAGTTTGCAAAATGAAATGCTACCGTTCTGCCGGTTTCTTTCTGAACGCGTCTGCATAACTGGTATAGTTCGTCTACGGTTTTATTAAAATCATTCTCCTTTATCTTCATCGAAAAGCCCTCCAAGTAAATCATCAAATAATGTTTTTACAACTTCTTTGATTTTTTCTTTTTGAATAGTTTTAAATTCTTCTTCGTTCATCAGTCCGATTTTGACCGCTTCGTCAATCTCCTGCTTCACAGATTCCTCTGTTTTTTTGCCGTCTTCCATAATGGTTTCTTTGATTCCTCGAACGACAACCGCTAAGTCAGCTATTAATTCTGCTTTACTGCCTTTAAGTGTGATTTCTCCCATTTTTGTCTCAATCATCTTTCTCTTCCTCCGGTTCTTTTAATTTCATCCGGGTAAATAAACACGAATGATAATGCGAATATTACGATTGCTACTGCAACCGGCTGTGATGCACTGTCAAATCTCCAGAACGGCAGGTACGGTGACATACCGCCGATCAGAGCTGACAGGATTAATGCTTTTGCCGTTTTTATGTCCCTCCGATTTTTTATGTGGTATACTCTCCTTATGAAAGGAGGTATAGATTAATGATGTATTCTGGATTCTGTACCAAACAGAATAAAAACTATCAGGTTGAATTTACCCAACTATCTGCTTCTTCACTCGAAGATAAAAATTATCAAACAATTAAAGGCAGATTAAGATGCAGATACGCAGGCCTTACAGGATGTTGCAATCGTGCCAGCGATTGTTCAATCCTGAGAAACCTCGACAAGTAACCCGATGGCTCTCTGAAATATGGGAGCCTATTCTGTCTCACAAAATTCAACAGGCATTTCGCTCCCTTTGAATTTAATGCTTTCAATTTCTCCGACACCTGTTTGATTTATCTTTAGTACTCCCAAATCAATTGATAAATCCAAAGCATTTAAGTCTATCGAAAGTGTTGGTATCGAATCTCCGGGCTTCTGTTTTAATTCAAAACTTCTTACTCCATCGAGTTTTCGACCATCCACAAAAATTTCTGTGAAGATTCCTTTTTCGCCGTTTGCTTGACGAATTTCAATTTTGGATGCTGTCACATTCTCACCTCCTACTTAATTTGCTTTAGAAAAGAAAACATCAATCGGGTCTTCGATATGAAATTCATCAATCATTGTCTGAATCTCATTACTGTTGAAAATTCCTTTCTGCATCTTTCCATAAAATGTTTTTGGCGTAATTCCAAGCATTTTGGCAACGTCCGTCTGAGATTTTCTATTCTTCTCAAATATTCCTCGAAGTTCATCAGTTTTTATCATTTTGTCATCTCCTGCTCAATCACCGGAAGAATCCCACTCTCTTTCAGCTTGTCGTAAAGAAATATTCTTCCTTTCTGTGACCACTTAGTATTCATCTTCACATCCGGTCTACCGTCCGATCTCACGATATCAACGGTCTCGGAATGTGTATAGCCCATACAGTGATATTTGCTGTACAGTAACCACTGTCCGCTCTGCTTGTACTGGATTCCGATGTCATGCAGAATATCGTTCATCTTCTTCCCAGACATTCCATAATCCTTAGCAATCTGGGTAATGGTCACAAGTCCCGGATTCTTTAAGATTTCATCATAGTAGTCGGCTTTCGGTTTCAGTTCGCCGATTATCTGGTTTTTGACACTGATTTCCGTTGACAGTAACTTGACCGAATCTTTCAACTTCGCAATGGTCTGGTCTGCCATCTTCAATGCTCTGGCAAAAACCTGTTCTGGTGTGTTCCATGCTTTTTCGAGGTCTATGAAATACTGTCGGTATTGTCTGCCTTTTTCTGACCGCTGAATCATGCAAATCTGTTTTGCCATGTCTATAGAAACTTGATAATCAGAAATTTCTCTTTCTGCTCCGTTATTTACAAGTGTGGAACTTTTCACGCTTGTAAAATCGCTTCCCTCAGCGAAACCATATGTAGACATTCTTTCAAACCATCTCGAAAATCTGTCTGTAATTTCAAGCCCTGCATACAGCTCTCTGGCTGATACAGTAGGTTGTTCACTACTGTAATTAATAGGTATTAACTGTTCCGTAATATCGTCTCCTCTCTAATTACTATCTCTAATTGTTGCTTCTTCTTTCTGAGTATCACTCTCAACAGTATCAGCAACGCCATTCATGTATCCCAAAATGTAGTGTTGCTTATCTACCGGAAGCTTATTGATTCGTGTTGTTACATCTCTGATAAGCTGTCTCTTTTCTTCTGACATTTGTTCACCTCCACATCTCTTACGTTATGAACGTATAATATCACATCTATAACGCATTGTCAACGTGTTTTTAAATATTTTTACGTTGACAACGTATTTTAAAAATGTTATACTGTTACCATAAAATAAAGAAAGGAGGTGGGTAAATGGGCGAGCGGTTGAAAGAGCTGCGAAAATACTTAGGACTTTCAAGAGAAGACTTTGCAAAAAAACTCGGTTTAAAAAGCCGTGGTAAAATTGAAAATATAGAACTTGGAAGAACAGTTCCAGATGACGATTTTCTAAAATTGATCTGTACTACTTATAAGGTTTCTTATGACTGGCTTGTGAGCGGCGACGGTAACATGTTTATGGACGACGATGGCGATGCGCAGGCTATCGTAGATTCGGTAATGACCGGGGATAATGAATTTGCAAAAAAAATCCTTGTTAAATTCGCAAAGCTTAGTGAAGAGCATTGGAAACAGCTTGAAGAAATTTTGACCGAATTAGAAAGCAACTAATAAAAAGGACTGGGGTAAAAATCCCAGTCTTTTTTTGCGTTTTAACTATACTATCAGTCCTTTGTGTATTATAATATATAAAAAATCACCAAGGAGGACTTAAATGAGAAAAAGAAAAACTATCGACAAAATTACCAGAAAAATAAAATGCCCGGCAATCACTTGTCGGAGTGCCAATGTACAGATAATTAGCAGGGGTTTCTTTTCTACTAAATATCAATGCAAAAAATGCGGGCGCGTTTTTAAGGGATAGTCCAAAAGCCAAATATATATTGGTGGGGTAACATCTTTACGGAGTATAAGAAAACTAAAGTAGAGGATTCGGAATTTGGAGAAGAAATGGGAACTGCCATTGCGGACAAAATCAATGAAATGATAGGATCAAAATATGATAGTTCTAAGTTCGAATATTATTTTTCGGCTTCTCCAGATGATTTAAAAACAGAATAACAAATTTGCCCCTGTAAACGCAGGGGCTTTTATTTTTACTTTTCTTTTAAATACAAATATTCTAACAGTTTATATACCCGTTTTAATGTTTCTTCTGTTTTAACCTTTTCTAATAAAGCCATGATTTTCTCTTTATAATCCATAAATAGCCCTCCCTGTCACAACTACCACCTACATTACAGTATATGCCCGGCTTGTAGGAAACAGAACCGAACATTAGTTCGTTTTCATCATTATACCACCGATATTCCCTCTTGGCAACTGCCAAATATACACATGGACTTTTGTTATTTCGTAGGCAAACTTCGTAATCTCAAAGCAAATTGTGCTTTCGTGAATACAGCATCCGACATTGCAAATTTCCTTGATCTCGCTCAACTCCTGCATCTGGGCGGAATAAATTTGTTTCGCAGCTTCTTTTGTAATCTGCACATCTCTGCGGTGGCGTTCTGCTATATCATGTGACGGTATATGCACCGCACAGAATATTTCGTAAAATATCAGGATGAATACGACTATCCTGTATCTGTTCTTCTCCATTACTACCAACTCTTTCTAAAAATATATCACGCATTATAGCACACACTTGTGTAATTTTTCTGGGAAGTGCAAAATCAGGGAGTTTTTCTGCAAAAATAATCTACTTTTTTGATATTTTACTATGCATAGTTTGCATGAGGTGGTATAATATTGTAAAATTTTAACAAGGGAGGGGATTGTATGAGCAAAGGTGAAAAGAAGAAAGATTCAACCCTGAGCGTCATTTCCTGTATTCTGGCAGGTGTGGCATTCATTCTTCCGTTGCCAATTATCCTGTCGTTTCCTCTGGCTCTGGCAGGAGCAATTGTAGGATTAGTAGATATTGGCACAAAGAAAGAGGAATATAGACATATTGGCTCATGGTTCGGAATTATTGTCGGAATCATTGAAGTAGTTTTTATTGCAGTGCAGTATATGAGATTTCTTTAGCAGAAAAGAGGATTTTATGAAAAAGAGAGTTTGTGGAATTATGACGATGTGTGCTTTTTTATGCATTTCTCCTGTCAATGCCAGTGCTACTTCCTTTGACAACATTAATGAAATGCTTAATAAGATCAATGGTGAAGATGGGTTTGTCGAAGCATCTGAGTGTGTGATTGACCAAAACACTAAATCCTTGCATCTAAGCGTCGTTATAAGTGAGAACGTGCCAGATGATGAAGTTGGCACATTTGCTTCAAAGGTTTCCGGTGTATTGTCGGAAGCATCTCAGCAGGATTGGTATGATTATGATTATGTTACTGATGATTTCTATAAGGGTGGTTATGATGGAGTAGTTCTAACAAACGTTTGGAATTTCAAAAATGATACTCTGGCTTGCTCAATTTGGGATGATTCACTATCAATCACGCGTCTTTCAGACGGAACTAAATTAAAAGAAGCTATTTTAAAAGACGTGGAAAGTGAAAATTCTAATTCTCAGGAAAACGATTCTCTTGATGATACCGGCAGGCTAAATCCAGGTGTTTATATTATTGGCGAAGATATTCCTGCCGGAAAGTACACCTTTTCAATAACCGACGGAGCAGGAATTATCAGCGTATATGACAGCTACGATGATTATAAGAATGATGATTACGAACATTCAGAAGAATACCATGTTGCTTCAAAAAAATATAAAGAAAGTCTTGGTTCTGACTTAGAAAGCATTAATTCTTTATATTCCAGTGAAATTGGGAATCTACCGTTAGAGAATGGAATGTGCGTAAAAATAGATACTGTTTCAGTTTTATATTTAGCGAAATAAACAAGAGGGGCAGCCGCCCCTCTTTCTTTTGCCTGTCGTTCTCGCAGGCAGTCTCTCTATCCACACATCCTCCCGGACACAGAAACCATATTTTTCGAATTATGTCAAACTTTAATGCTTTACACTAACAATTTCAAGTGCTACACTTTGTTTGTGGGACAATAATACCACAAGCAAGAAGAAAAATGTGTGTACTGTCAAAATCATGGCGTATTTTGACAAATTGAGACTACGAAAGGAGGGTGCGCATATGAGAATAGCCATATGTGACGATAACCAGCTTGAAGTTGACTTGTTTAAAGAGTGCGTATCGGGATTCTTACGGCGCAAAGGAGATTATCGCTATGAAATCAGCGAGTATTCAGCAGGTTATCCGCTTGTTGAAGATGTGAAAGAGGGTAAATGGTACGATGTAATTGTACTGGATATGATTCTGGAAAATGAGAACGGTTTGGAGATTGCGAACCGGCTCCGGGATATTGGATATGATGGAAAGATTATATTCTGGACAGCCGACGATTCTCATTTGCAAGAAGCATTTGACGTCGGTGCTATGCAGTATGCGGTCAAGGGCAAGGAATACGGTAGAATATACCGGGCTATTGACGAGGTCCTGTCGCAGATGAGGGATGAAACATTGACATTCAAATTCCGCAGGCAGATAAACCGGCTCAAATACGATGAAATTGAGTACGTCGAGAGTCAGGCAAGAGTTTGCCATATTTTTGCTACAAATAACCGATGTTTCGTGACCACTTGCAAGCTGAACGATCTGGAAGAAAAACTGTCTGATAAGCGATTCTTGCGCTGCCATCAGAGTTATCTGGTGAACATGGATCACATCCAGTCGGCAGGAGATAATTTCATCATGGATTCTGGGGATGTTGTCCAGATAAGACAGAATGGGGCAAAAGAAATCAAAGAAAAATATGAAAATTACATAAGCTGACAGCGAAAATGACCGCCAACCCGGGAAGGAGTAATTGGCGGTCATTTTTAATGTCACACTTAAAAATAAAAGGGTTTTGCAATACGAACTACTATATCGAACATATTTATTATAGCATTATAAAAGTCATATTACAACTGTCATTTAGAAATATCTGTAATTCTAGTGAATGTTCCTTTTGGAATAAATTCAAAAACGAACCCATCATCGTTCGGATAAGGGATGCGGATGAAGTACCATTTGAGTCCCGAGCTGTCGGTTTCTGTGTACTTCATCACCTCTACAACTGCACCTTTTTTCAGTTTTGGAAACAGTTTAGATGGGCTGTTTTTGTTTGATTTTGTATAACATTTTGTGCCTTTTTTAATCTGCGCAATGTAGGCTCTAGTGTTCTGTTTTTTGACTGTATCTGAGTCTGAAACTGACGTTGTATTTTTAACTAAACTGTAATTTGGAGTGCAGAATTTTGTTCCGGGAAGGTTGCTGTTGTAGTAACTTTTCTGGCATACACCACCACCATTTGCGATAATTGTAGAGCTACCAGAAGTATTTCCTTCGACTGTCCAGAACCGATCTCCTGACACTTTTATTACGATTCCAGTATGCGTAAATTCTCCGTTTCTGTAGAAAATAACAATGTCTCCGACTTTTGGATTGCCGTTCAGAGTAAACAAATCCGCCATTGTCGGGCAATAAACGTATGGCCAGTGTTTCAAAAGTTTCTTCGCTGTGTCTAAGCCGAATGCTTTCATCATGCACCACGAAACAAATGCAGCGCACCATGGCTGTCCTTGATAATCCGGCTTAATATCACGCCAATATTTCGTATAATTATTTTCTCCGGCATTTGCTGTCTTACTATCAAGCTGACTATTACTTGCCTTTTCAAGATATCCGGTTTCATTCTTTGCGATCTGGATTAATTTATCAATTGCGTTCATGTCTGTCTCCTCACTTTCTGGAAAATATGTCTTTAATGCGCCATAAACAAATCTCTGCCTGCTCTCATATGCCCCGACTTGATTCCCTGTGTCCGTCTGACAAGCTGCATAGAGATTATCGAGCGTATATGGCTTCTGAGTCTTTGCCAGAATCCTCGTTACTGCTCCCTGTCCGCCTTGGTGTCTAAAGTTCACACACATAGCTTGCGCTCTAGCGTCCGTAACGCCCTGTTTAAGGGCTTCTTCTGCATAGGTGGCTAATTGTTCATCCATAAGGCTATCTTGACATTTAACGCCCAAATCGGACGAAATAAGGGCAACTATGGTATCGGCAAGCTGTGACACTCTGGAAATATTAAAGCATTCCCAGTTTGCGGTCTGGACCTGTTCCAGAAGTCTGACCTTGTCCATCTTCTCCCACTGTTCCGGGTCAGCATCGTAAATTCGTTCCAGAAGCGCCTTGGCTTCGGTTCCGTACCACGCTCCTGCTCCAATCGTGATTGCATGTTCATCTGAATTATTCTCATAGGCTTCCGTGAAGTCCGAATAATCCTGCTGTCCGTAAACCTGTCCGCCGGTTTCGACTGCATAAATAATCTTCCTGAGAACTGCTTTCTGCTCGTTTGTCATATTGTGTTGCTCCTTTCTGCTAAATATGCCTTGTAAGCTCCGTATTTGCCCCTAAAATCAATTTTTATATGTCGTTCGAGGATTTTATCGAGTCGCACGTAAAATCGCTATATGAGTCAAATACAAGGTTGTTAATAAAAATGGTTCGCTTTGGGCTGAAACGAATTGAGAATGTCAGGGTCGAATAGCACTTATTCGACGATTAATATATATCTTGTATATATATTAATTATATTCTTATTCTATTTCTTATTCTTATTCTATTGCGTTACATTGCGTTACTGGTAACGTTATTGTAACGTTACATTGAGATATTATGTAAATGAAAATTGCTCGTTGACAGAATACTTATTTCTAAATTTTATTATTTTCTCAGATAATTGAATTTTTCTGAAAACAAGCAAAATTTACGTTTACAAATTATTCATTTTTTATTTTTGGTATAGTTACATTTTAGTACGGTCAGGACTGAGATTTTGAGATTATTTCGGCAAATAAGGGCTTATTTGAATTTTTCAGGAAAATGCGCTCTTGTTTGCATTTTTGTGGTTCTTATTTGATGAAATTGGTGCTGAAATAAGCAAAAGAGTCTTTTGCTCTACTCCTATATTCATTATATAATTCGTTTTCTACTCCTTATTTAACCAATCTTTCATTAATTTCAAATCATCAAACAGTCTTGCATTTTTTGTATCATATCCAACCGAATTAACTGTTAATGAAATTCCATTTTTATCAGTTAAATTAGCATATATTAAAGAGTAATGTTCATGCGACCAAACCCCATTTGCACTTTCAGACAGATCAAAAGTTTTCATTCCGGGCACATAACGTCCATCGTAAATCAGCTCTCCTCTATATGCAAGATATGGGACGTAAGTTACGTATGTAATGTTTTTTCCTCTGCACGCTAATGTTCTATGATATCCCGGCCGTAATCCACCAATTCTTTTTTCAACATATGCTCCGCATTTCGTTATCTCTGCTTCTTTGTTAAAAACAAGCATTGCTCCGTACTCGTCAATCAAATGATCTCCGTAATTGGATATATGATCATTTACCATAAAATACTGTGAGTAAAATGGGTGGGAATTCTTCCCTTGCTTTTTCCACAGTAATACATTTCCGCCCCATATCTCACTCGTTTCTTTGCCTTTGACAGGAAACCCAGTGATTTCCTGTCTGTTCAAAAATGCCTTATATATCATCCTATCATTTCTCCTCGAATGTGAAATACAATGTATCTGCCCGGTCAGTTCCTGCGGCTACAAGAGCGTCGTAATCAGCTTTTTTTATTCGCTTTACACACCTTAATTGTGCCTTTTTTAATTGTTCAGAAGTGCTTCCAGAACCACCAGAACCGTCTGTAAAATCATCAATCGTTGCCGGTGAAAATTCAGAATCCGAACCATCTGTAAACTCTGCATAGCTGATTGTCGGCATTTCTGAACGGGTAAGATTGACCGTTCCAGATATTTCGGGAGTATATTTTCCTAACTGCTGGCTGTTACTATTAAACGGTGCATTGTTAGCAGAATAGGTGTCAATCATGTCTGTAGCGCCGATTTTAAGCGTCCTACTCATGATGTATGAATGAACGTACCATTGCAGTTCTGTAGGCTCCTGATCGTCGTGCTGAATCTGCTTTTTATAGTAGAGTTCGACTGCCTGCCCGACCATGTTCAGTGGGTTTCCCTGAACCTCGGCGGTATATCCCTGCGCACGATAATATTTCCGCAAATCTTGATTTACGAATACGCCATAGCAGATTTTCATAATCGGTTCAGCCCTTGAAATACCGCCATATTCGTCTGCATCCCAAACGTAATTTAACCAGTCTTCATTTCCTACAAAGAAGCTGTTTCTGTTGTAATAGACATTATTGTCATATGCTTCCTGTGCTGTGTAATCGCCCTGCGTAAATCCAAAAGCTCTATTCGGGTCGGGGTCACAAAATATAACATTTGGGAACCAGATTCTGCCCTCTTTTGCGTTAAAACTTTTGAACGTATCAAGATGTATTTCTTCGTTGTTATAATATTTATAAATGTTCTGATTATCGGTAGTCTGCCCGTATCTGTAACTGTTCTGGCGAAGCTTCAGATACTCAAACTTGCCATCCCTGTTCATCCAACCAAAACGGTCATTCTGCAAGCATAAATCTTTCAGAATATTTACTACGTTCATCTCATTCGAGTTATTCGTATCAGGGACATAGGTGTCGTCCCAATGTAACTTTGTACTGACCTGTTCAAGACCTAAAAACTCAAATAATTTATCCCTGAATTGCTTTTGAGTCAGCTTTTTCTTCTTATCAGTCGTCTGGTTTTTATACCATCGAGCAATGTCAGTATTTCGTAATTTATACAGATAATCGTATGCAATAAAATTACGTGTCAGGGAGTTTGCTTTTCGCTCTGCACTGTCGATTTCACCTGTGAAAATTTTGATTTTTGTTTTTTTTCGCTCAATGTAGACTTCGATTTTTCCAGACGGGTAAAATTCTTCCGAAGTTCCATTAAACTGATCGTGGTGAGCCTGAAATGTTATCTGGTTGCAGACACAACCGCCAAAAATGAAATAGCTTTCAGAACAAATAGACTCCTGCAAAGTAAGCGTATTCTGGTCGATATTTTCATTTGTGAGGTCAGCAAATTCGCCGTTAATCCAGTGTACTGTTACTTTTATTGGCTCGGTTTTTTCTTCTTCAACATCACCGGAACCACCGCCAGAGCCACCACTTGAACTATCGTCGAATGGGTTCTTTCCGTCATTCGTGACTTTAATTTGAAAGCTATCAGAGCCGATAAATTTGGAAACGCCGTTGGTTGTTGTATTATAAGAAACCGTGATAGTCTTGGAACCTGCGGTGGAACTATCAAATCCAGATATGTCATAATCTGTAATTTCTTTCTCGGTTCCGTCCTGTCTTATCTCTGCAACAGTCAGCCCGGATGGGTCAAATGATTCTCCGATTTTATAGTAGACCTTGGACGGAAAGCTTGTGATTCTTATTCCAGAAAGGTCATATACAGTCACTTTGAAAGTGGCGGTATGGGTTTTATAGGTTACTGTGATTGTCTTTTCACCAACAGATGAACTGTCAAAGCCAGATACTTCAAATCCGCTTGTCTTTATTTCTGATGTGTCATCAGTATATTTAACAAGGATGGACAATCCAGTTGTGTCGAATGCACCTCCTTTTGGATATTCGATTTTTGCAGGCATGGTTTTTACTTCGATTCCAGAAATGTCTACCACAAGAATACTGAAATCTACAGTCTTTTCATCGAATGTAACCGTTACAGTTTTATTTCCGTATACTGACATATCTGGGCTTGATAAGGTATATCCTGTTACTTGTTCGGACGTATTATCGTTGTAATATGCGGCAATTATGAGCCCTGTGCTGTCAAAAGTTTCGCCTACGAAATATCTGTTTTTGGTTGGCATATGAGTAACTTCAAGTCTGGTTACCCGGATTAACCATGTGATTATGCCTCTCGCTCCCCACGGGGAACCGGAAATTTCGTTTGTTTTTTTGTTCAGAGTGACACTTGTTGTTACAGGCGTGCTGAAAGCATTTGCTCCAATGGATGTAACGCTTGCAGGAATAGTAGCACTTGTGAGTTGTGTGCCGTAAAACGCCTGAGTACCAATAGTTTGAACACCGTCAGGAATTACCAGATTTTTAAGTGAAGTACCGGAAAACGCATTATCTCCAATATTTGTAACGCTTGCAGGAATGGCAATTTCTGTGATTTTACTACAACTTGCAAAACATGATGTTGGTATTTCTGCTATTCCATTTTCGATAGTGACTGTTTTTAAAGCATAGAAGCATGGCGTAAACTGTGATGCCCCAGTAAACTTAACCGTGCTTTTTAATGTAAGATTTTCGAGTATAGAGAGCGCTTTCGTACCACCCGTTCCATCAATAGTTCCGCCTCGAATCATCAAATTCTTGCAACTTGGAATATAGATTCCAGATGAATTAATCGTGGAATCTGAGCTTCCAATTTCTACATTATTTATTGTGGCACCTGCAAAAGCACCAGATGATAGTAAATTTAATGATAATGGAAAAACAACACTATCCAACGATTGAAATCCGTTTAATGTTCCACCTTGAATTTCTTGCAAGCCTTCATGAAAAACAATCTCTGTTAGGTTGGGGCAAGAACTGAACGTGCCACCTTGAATAGCTTTAAGACTCGCAGGAAACTCTAACTTAATTCCAAAAAAAGTAGTAAAGTTTCCACCGGCAATACTTGTAATTGTGTTCCCTAATTCGATATGTGTTAAACTTTCAAATTGATAGCCAAATCCCTCGGAAATTTCGGTAATACCATCACTGAAAATAATTTTTACGCATCTTTTAAATAGGCTGTCGGGGACTATAAGGTGTTCTGAATTTTCATGTAAGATCGTAATTTTTCCAGTCCCAGAAATTGAAAGTGTGTTTGCATCAAGATTAAATTCGGCTGTTACGTCTTCGTGATTCGGCGAGCCTATATGTACAGAAAACGAGTCATACACCGTAACATTTTTAGTTCCTACCACGTTGAAATAATTAATATTTATGGGAATTTGACCAGCCTCTGTAACAAGTGTATTATCGACAGTATATCCACTTTTTACGACTTCCGACCCGTCCGAGTACTTAACGGTTATACTTCGAACAGATAAACTTGTGGTATCTCCCACAAAATAAACATTATTATAGCTTACTATGTCTGAAATGCTTTCTGGCTGCATAATCGTAACTTCAAATGCACAAGTGAAACTGCCGTAATGAACTGTAATTTCACATTGCTTTGGAGAACTGCTGTCAAATCCAGAATACGTGCAATCTTTTGTAACATCTATGGTGTTTCCATCACTTGCCGTTGCAGTAACCACAATGCCCGTAGAATCAAATTCTTTTCCTATGTGATAATTTGTCTTGGTTGGCATAGTAGTTACTGATATGGCGATAATAGAGACTTCTAAGACGGTAATCTCAAACGTTGTGGTCTTGCCAGATGAAGTAACGGTTATGGGCTTTGTACCTGCGGAACTGCTGTCAAAGCCCAATAATTCGTAATCTGTGACACTGACTGTTTCTCCTGTGCTTGTTGTTCCAGATATTTCAAGCCCAGTTTTATCAAACAGCTCTTTCTGATAATATGTGGTCTTATCTGGCATTTTGGAAACAGTTATACTAGCGATTACTAAATCAGAATATTTTTCATAAGTAATCTCCTGAGATACGCCTGCGTTTTTGACCAAAATCGAAATCGGTACCGTAGAAGATGTGGAAATATTCAGGCTTGTTGTAGTCTTTCCGTCGGTGATTGACGATGTGCCAGTGTATGAACTGCTTATAGGCCTCTGAATAACATTGACAAAAAGAGTCTGTCCCTCTATCAAAAACACTTCATATTTCAGCGCATACGATGAGGATGTGCTTGAATGATATACATATCCCTCGACTCTGATTTTGAGGAATCTTTTTCCTGATGCAAGTGTCCCTTCTTGGCGGTAAACATAATAAATCGCGCCATTCCTGTACCAGATTTTGAGTTGTTCAGCATTCTGCCCGAAACCGATGAAATTGTTTCCTGAAACATATATGGTACTGGCGGTCTTGCCCGCATAGGTAAACCAATCAACGCCTGTGACACTGACTACATCATCATCGTGTTTCACATTGTTGACAATGGCAGTCATCCCGGCCGTCGTATTCAATAAACTATCAAAAGATACTGTATTTGCCATAATCATCCTCCCGTCTATAAAATAAAAGAGCACATGAGCTGTGACACCCATGCACTCTGGTTATTAGTATTCGATCAGTGCAATTCTGATCTTGTTATACAAAATGTTATTTCCTACAACTCTGATAGGTTTGTACTCAACATCGGGCATATAAAAAACGCCTGTCTTGTAGGTGTTTTCTTCATCGTCCCAGTATGTAACCTTGTATTTTCGCTGCGCCTTATTGACTAAGCCTGCTTTGAAAACAGACTGCATTTCAATTTTGTCCGGTAGCCACATCGGTCGTGTGTTGAAGTCTATTTTTGTCTTAAAATTCGGGCTTGTGTCCCTATGCAAGAGATTGTTCAAGTCCCTATAGGCTTCTATCTCTGTTCGCTGATTCGGAGTTGCGGAATAATCATCGTAGGCTAAGAATTTGTTCGGGAGAACGCTTCCCCCGAACTTTAAAAAATAACCTTGGAAACTACTTCCTGCAATAAAGTCACTCATTCTATCACCTACCCTTCAAACAGTCCGTAGCCATTACGGTTTCTGAACTGCTGATTTTCTTCTTTCAGATACCCGATCAGATGTCCGTCTGCGTAGATCGCCATGCCGTTCAGGGCGTTTTTGACCGCCTGCCCGATCATCTGATTATTGTCAAACGTGTTACTGCTGATTGCCATGATTTCTTTTCGCATATCATCCACAAAATCATCTGTATCAACTGACATTCTACTCTTTACTTCCTGATAGGACGCACTCTTTGTGATAATGTCTGCGGTTGGTGTATTGATTTTTTGCACTTCAGCGCTTATATCATTGATGGTGGATTCAACTTTTGGAAGCATATTCTGCATACCGAGTTGGAATCCCTCAACGGTAAATCCACCGAGTTCCATCATTACCTGCGACGGGCTATGAATCTTAAGAACTTTGCGGAACGTATTTGATATATTTTGCGCGATTTTTTGCACATTTGCATAAAGCTGTTGTGCCGCGCCTACGATTCCATTGTTTAAGCCAATAATAGAGTTCCAGCCGACATTATACAGGTTTCCAATGGAATTGCTGATTCTGTTTCGGATTCTTCCAAACCATGTGAACGACGCAGAAAAGCCTGGTTCTAATCCGTTTTGGAATCCTTGACCGCAGTATTCCGCAAGCTGCTTGAACCATCTGGACGGAGAATGGGAATCTACTGCTTCCTGCGCAGGGGCTTTTACGCTGTTATTCATTAGGTCAAGAATCGAAGTCTTTGTGCTTTCTTTCTTCCCGTTAATTCCAGACTGTAATCCCTCTGCAATGTTGCTTCCAAGGGTTTTGCCGCTTGATTTCGCAGTTTCTTCTGCGCCTTTCGCAGATGATTGAATTGTTGAGCTAAGCTTTTCAGTGACTTTACTGCCGTTCTGCTCAATCCCACTACCTACGGCAAGAATCTGATTCTTTCCGAGTTCTGTAACTAATTCAAAACCAGAATTGTTATCCAGAACGCCGTTGATTGCCCCCTGCAGAGTTGAATCCATTGTGCTTTGTAGAGTACTTTCATAGTCAGAAATACCTTTTCCAAACTGCACCATCTGTCCGTTTGCCAAAGTATAGTAACCGTTATCGTCCGGCTCTAATCCCTTTGCAATTTCCTGATAAATCTGTAATGCTTTTTCGCCGAGAATCTGTTTTCCATTTTCCCAGATACCACCCATTTCATCAATTGCATTTGCTGTATCCGTTACCAGAGTTGCAAAGTCAACGGTCTGGATAAGTGTCTGGAATCCTGTAAGCTGTTCTGAGATATCCTCAAACGACACATTGTTAATCCGATCAGCCATATTCGAAAACTGATTAGAGGATGTTTCCGCTGTATCTCCAAGGTCTTTGACTGGTTTATTTACTCCTGATATCGCATTCTCGAAGTCCTCTGATGAAACCCCAAGATTATTAAGTTTAAGTTCGAGTTCAAATAATGCCTGTTCTGTGCTATATCCGTTATCTTTCAATTCGGAAAGGAATGTTAATAAAGGATATGCTTGTTCGCCTGAAATCTGGCTTGCGTGAACCAAACCGAGAATAGCATCTTCATACTCTTGAAATACCTTTAAATCATCCTCTGTAAGTTTATTACCGACTCCGAATATATCTTTCATCCATTCGTTGATAGCACCGGTAAAATCTCCTTTTTGATACCCAAATACGTTATCTTCCAGAAACTCTCCAAAAGTTTTATCTTCGCCGCCGAACAGATTGACGCTTATCCATTTTCCGAGGTTGAAACCTGCCATTGCAGTTCCTAAGACAACCATGCTGTCTGCGAATCCTGCCGCAAGCGTAGAACCAAGTCCAGAGCCAAAGAATGTCTGTAATGCACCGCTGGCTGTAGAAAGAACTGTTCCCAGTCCGCCAAAGATTGTCCTGAGTGCTCTAATAGAACTAACTACGCCGATTATTTTTTGAGAAAATTTGAGTGTACCTTTTATCGCAAGAAAAGTTCCAAGTGCATATCCCAACGCTTCTATTTGCTTATCGTCAAGCAGACTCAAAACTTTTGCAAGTGCTTCAAGAGCAACTGCTAAACCGTTAATTAATGGAGCACCAATGACGTTTACCATTACATCAAAAAAATCAACAAAGGCATCTCCGAAGCCCTGCGCAAATGGTTGGAAAACATCCCATACATCACCGATTGTTTTTACCAAAAAGCTCCAATCGACATTATTAATAAAGTTTGAAACTGTATCTTTTAGCTGACTTATTTTGTCCCATAGCCATTCCCAATCAACATCAATCACTCCGAATTTATCAAGTGCGGCAACGGTAAGGCCTAATCCTGCTGCTATCGAAGCATATGGATGCGTTGCTAACATGGTGATTCCTTTGCCTATCGCTCCATCTTTGCCGAAAATACTTCCGAACCATGTAAGTCCTTTAAATGCTACAAAAGCTGTCAGGAGCTGCCCGAGGAAATATCCGATAGACTGTGCTTGCTTCGGTGAGAATGCTGCGATAAACTCTTTGAACCTGTCAATCAGATCAGGAAGTTTATTAACTCCATCTGCCGCCTTGTCAAAGAAATCATCGAAGAAATCAAGTAAGCCAGTTCCGACATTCTCAGCAAATGGCTCTAATACATCCCACAACTGCATAAGAGAAGCATTGATTTTGCCCCAGTTGATTTTCACAAGAAAATCGTTAAAAGCATTGATTAGTCGTGGTAATCCTTTTTCCCCAAGTGTCCACTTGCCAAGCGGAACTAAAAAATGATTCCAGAAATCTTTTAATGCTGTCCATGTGAAATCCCTGAGCTGTTTCAACCCATTATTCCAGAGATTTTTCAGAGCTTTTGTGGTAGGTTCTGCGGCTTTTGCAAGTTTCTTAAATGCGTCTGTAACCTTATTTGCGAATGCCATGGCCTTATTTTCCATGGAATTGTAGGCGGCATCCCATTTCTTCTGGTATTCATTCAAAAGCTTATCAAGGGCATCATTGAGGATTCCTGCATCAATTGCAGATGTGTCAATTTTTGGCGTTTTAATTTTAGAATTTGCAAGGTCAGACAGGGAACTATCGTCTTTGCTCATAATTTCAAGTTCATCATAGGATGCGAGGAACTGTTTTAATTTTTTTGCGCTCTTGGTTGCATTTTTCAGATTATTGTCTGTATCTTTTGTAGCATCATTTACGTCCGAAATTCCAGAATCGTCTATGGAATCAAGTGCATTCGAGAGATTTTCACTTCCACCACCGATAGAACCGAACATTTTTCCGATTTTGGTATCAACTCCAAGAAGCGAACCAATGTATGTCAAAAGTCTCTGGAATGCGATTACAAGACCATTGATGTATGGAAGCACTGCCGCAACTACAGGCATAAAGATGTTCCCTAATGCTCTGGCACAGGATACTAAGTTTGCACGAAGTATACGTAACTGGTTGGCTGGCATATTTATCGTATTTGCCATATCCGCCCATGCGTACCGGGTGGAATCCAGTATCACTATTGTTCTCAGCATTGCCTTACTTGCCTGGTCCATATTAGAGACGGACGTTTGTATACCAAGATTTGCCGCATATTGCTGTAAGTTTGCCACACGAATGTTTGCACCATATTTGTCTACAGCACGGCTCATACCTACTAATCCAGAGGATAAGTTCTCATAAACTGTGCTAAAATCAAGATTCTTAACAGATGCAAGGTCAGCACCGATCATGGTTAATGCATTCGACAGTTTTAATGCCTGTTCAGAAGTTGTCCCCATAGAGGACGACAACTGTGCGAACTGGCCTTGATAATTCAAGAGCATGGACGGGTCCATACCGAGTGATTTACCTGATTTATTTGCGGTCAGAATCGCATTATCAGAAACATCGAACCCAGACATTTTGGATGTAAGTTCTCTGGCTCTGTTGCTAAATGAATTTGCGTAAGCTTCCGCAGAATCATATCCTGCTTCTGACCAAGTTTCTCCTGCTTTATCTGCTACCTGGCGAAACGCCGCTTGAAAGTAGTTGTAATCTTCGAGAAAATTCATGGAACTTTCAATTGCGCTTCCAAATTTTCCAACAACAAATTTCAACGTCCAGAATTTCGCCACCAGAGACATGATGCTAGGCAAACTTTTCCTTGCCTTGCTTCCTACGTTTCCGACTGCATTGCCAAGTTTTCTGACCTTTCCTGTCGAAGTGGCTGCACCCTGTCCTAATCTGGAAAATGCGCCTGCGGTAGACCTTGCCGCTCTACCAGCATTCGCCCCAGAATTTGCCAACTGAGCAATAGCCTGAGTCATTTGAATTGTACTGCTACTGATTCTAGGAGCGGTACTCATCGTCTGGAAGAATGATTTTAGGCTATTTGCCAGATCATTAAGCTGAGTTGCTGTCTTTCCGGTTTTGTCCCCTGCATTTGCCAACTGAGATATTGACTGAACAAATGTATTAATTGGCTGAGAAATATTGCCTATTCCAGAGAACGAAACTACGATTTTTCTGAGTTCTTCACAAAGATTTGGAAGTTTTGATGTAACTGCATCAATAGAACCGCCTGCATTCGCCAATCTTGCCAACGAAGAAATAAACCGGTTCACGTTGTTTGATACGTCTGGAATACTGCCAAGCGTGGATAGCTCAGAAATCATGCTCTGAATCTTTCCAGACACATCACCTGTGGAATTTAATGTTTCGTTCAATCTGCGGATTGCATTTACGAATGAGTTTAATCCGTTGTTTCTCAAGTTCAGGCTACCGAGCGCACTCATGGACTGCGTAAACTGTTGCAATTGACTGTTTATCGTTGATAAATCAAGCCTGTCCAATTTAAGTGCTTGAACAGCAGAGTTGACCGTACCGACGGAAGCTGAAAAGTCTCTGAGATACTTGATACTCTCAGACATACGGCTGCTCAGGCGATTCAGTTTATTGCATAAATCATCAATGGATCTACTTGCATTTGATACGTTACTGCTGACCTCTATCGTAAGGCTATCTATTGTGTTGTCAGGCATATAAGCACCTCCTTTATTTCAAAAAAATAAAGGGCAAGCAAGACTACTATTCATCCTGCTTGCCCTTTTCATTACCTATTTCAGATATATTTGCATTTGCCTGCCTGATAAGAAGTTCGTAGTAACGTTCTTCTTGTCTTAGTTCTGCTTCTGATTTCTTCGGCGTATCTGGATTATGTTCAACCCAATTATTTTGTTTTTCCTGCGTAATTGGTCTGTTCGGGTAACTAACCTTTCGTGGGAACAATGCACATGAAATACTTGTTTTCACATACAATCCGGTCAGCCACGACTGATAGTCCATGTTTATTAACTGCGACTGAATTTCTTCGTTCTTTAAGATTCCATATTGTTCTATACGGATTCTTAGGTCTTTCAGGGTACTTCTGAGAAATTCTTTTCTTGACATCCCAATACGCACAGCCATTGGGTATAATTCATCCCAGATTATTTCGCTGTAGCTTTTTTCAGATGATCTGTCGGTTTCTTCGGCGCTTTCTTCGCTTTCACAGAGTCCATTGCCGCATTCATGTTGTCCATGAATGTTTCCAGACCGGTTAATTTGAAAAAACCATCTTCCTCCATCTGCTCAATGCACATAGAAAACAGGCCATAGAAGTTGCCCTGCTCATCATCTTTATGCTCATTCATATACTGTGCTGCAAGTTTTTTGGCGGTATCTAAATCCGGGACAGTGCCATCACCGTCAGAATGGTTGCCGTGATATTGAAGTAATCCGGCATAAAACGCATTGAGTGCAGTATTCGGGATGCTGCTCATTCCAGAAACCATTTCTTTAAGGCTTCTGTCTGTTCCACCGCTTGTGGAAACCAGCATATTCATTACGGATTTCACACAATCATCAAACAGTGATGCTTCAATTCCATATTCAAGTTTGTAGTCTTTGCCGCCGATTTTTAAAACTTTATACATATTATTTGTCCTCCCAAATGTGTTTAAAGGCCGCTGTCAGTTGGAACTACTGCTTCACTCGGTCCGACATATTCATTGATAGTAAGAGACATTTCAACGGTTAACAGACCGTTCTGATCTCTTGCCGGTTTAGGAATGATTGTCGGTGGCTCGATTTTTGTGAAGAATGCTTTCTTAAGAGACGGGAAATATTCTTCATACCACATAGATTTTCCATCTGTTTTTCCTGTTTTATATTCGCTGATTAAGGCTTCCCATTCAGCGATAGTTTCATCGGTCACGTTCACAGTTACGTTGAATGTACCACCTGTAGAACCACGTCCTGCGATAGTTCTTTCGACTTCATCTTCAAGTGCAGAAGCGTCGATTGTTTCTACATCAATTTTGATTTCATCAGAAGCATTGATTCTGTGAAGAAGTTTAAAAGTTGTCGGTTTAGTACCTGCTGTTGTTTCAACTGCATATCCAGTAAGCGAACCAACGGTACTTACGCCTGCTATATTTCCTTTGTCTGCCATATTCGGCTCCTTTCTGCTTTTCAGCTATAAAATCACATTAAAAAAGAGCCTTGTCGGCTCTGACACGTAACCCTGTGCCCGGGAGATAAAAGGATCACCGTCCTTTCTATTCATCTGTGCCCGTTTTCAGTTCTGGAAGCCCTGCTACAGATGTAAGCAAGGATAAAACGCCGGAAAGAACGGACGCGGATACGACCATCTTCCAGTCAACGCTTCCAAGGACTGTTGCGGTTCCAATTGTCGCAACTGCAGTCTGAGCAATTGTCTTAACAGCTCTGATTCCCGCAGCTTTCAGCCATTGTAATTTATCTTTACTCATAGGACACTCTCCTTTCTTTTTGGTATAAAAAATAGAAGCTGTTACGCTTCCAATAATTGCCCGGTGTAAATTCTGCTGTACCGGCTTATAATTCGTTTGAAACTCTTTTCAGAGTTTGCGACTTCTTCCGGTCCGTATGTCCGGCGAAAACCCATCGAAGCCATAGCCTGATGACTTTTGCTGTCGATTTCGTATGCAGTCGATAAAGATTTTGTTCCAGACGCATAGCTTTCTGTTTGGAACGAAAGAACTGTTGCGCATTCATGGCCTTCGAGACTTGTTGACTGCGTGGAATTCCCCATCATGAATAATCTGGCGTATTTCGTTTTACCAGATGCTATTGTCTGGCTTTTCTCCATGGAAAAATTGCCTTTGCCGACAATTGGTTCAACAGCTTTACGCCATCTTTCAAAAACCTCCAATACTGGCGGTTCAATGGTAGTAATCATTTAATCACCCTGCCTGTTCTATCATATGGGTCTGGGTTTGAACAAATTCTTTTATCTGTTGATAGCCCCAACCGCAATTAATAAGGCTACTCACAAGCATCTCCATTTCTTGAATCTTTTCCAAATCTTCACCTGTGAAAAAATCTCGAAGATTTTCTTTTGCTTTTACACCATAATCTTTTTCGAGTTCTTTTGCTGTCTTTCCGAACAAATTACGATAAATTAAATTTGTGTAATTGGGATAGGCAAACTTTTTATGTGGGCTATCATTAACTTTCATTTTGATGGTATCTGTGAGTATATGCCGAATGACAACACCTTTGTCACGTTCGATTTGCCATTGTTGACGTTCCGTAAGGATTCTCTTTAATTCAGCCTCCATTTTATTAAAGGCATTAATGTATTTGATTTTCCAGCATAAAGCTTTTTCACCACTAAATCCCATAGCCAATAGTGAAAAACCATCTCTTGTCACAAGATACTCTGTGTATTCACGATTATTCGCTCCAACATAGGAAGTTTTTATGAAATAATCAGAAAGGGGGATATCTCCCCTTTGAGAAATCTGTGTCGCAAGTCCCAAATGTTTAACTTTACCTTCGGCGTCAACTTGTCCTTCAATGGTTCTAATTACCTCTTTGTGTTCTTTCTCAAAAGATTCCGCAATTTTTCTCGATGTAGTAAGTATTTTTTCTTCATATCTTTTACCAACAATTTCTACCAGCATAAACTCAATCTCCTTTTCTGATTTATTTTGGTATAGAAAAAGCACCCACCGCTCAGGTAGATGCTTTTATATGTTATAGTATATCAAAGACAGAAGTATTATTCAGTATTATCAGGTATTAATTTTCATGATGCAAACACTTCTTTTGCAATTTTTCTAATACTCTGCATGATTTCTACGCTTGCCTTATATACCGGCATGGTGGCTTCGGTACCGTAAGAGCGTACCCATTCGCCAGAATCGGCATAATAAACCCACGATTCATTCTTTCCGTTCCCTTGCCCGTATGAACCGATTGTATATCCAAAATCTTGCCCCTTAGGATGCGGGCTGGTTCCCGCCGGAGTGTTGTAGTGAATGCCCGACCCGAACTCAATGAATAAAAGGTCAGAGCCTTCACACACAAGCGTCGCCTGAGAATAGCCGCCAAAGTTATTGATTCTGATATAGGTATTATGATTTTTGTCAGAATCGCCTTGTGCCAATGCTATGTTTTCATCTATGACCGGGATTCCAAGTTCTGCCAGCCTGCGGACAAACTCTTCATTCTTGCTTGCAAGTGACTTCTGATACGCTCTGAGCTGCTTTATTGTGTCCTGTATAGATTTATGCGACAATTCCATTTTGATAGTCTTATTCGCCATCTTAGCCATCTCCTGTGTACTTAATACCGTATCGTGCCACATTGCCTTTCTGGGTATCAAGAATCTTTTTTAGGCGGTAATCTGGTGGGACTGCAGGCTCTCCATCTTCACCTAAAACAAGTTCTCCTGCGTCGGTCAGTTCTGGTTTGCGGTCAATCCAGAATACATCGGCAGTCTGTGGCTTGAAGTTGCGGTCGAAGTTTGTGATATACCTGTCATAATCCGGGATATAACCGGCGGATAATTCCTCTGGCGTTCCGGCAGTCGCAGATACGGAGAGGTGATGTAATTCTGGCTTTTGGTACGTTTTGATTGTGTCTATCCCGTCAAGGTATTCAGTTACCCTTGACCAATACACTGTCTGTTTTTGACGTTTCAATCCTCTCATAGCGTTTTCTCCCTTCAAAAAGAGTCTTTTTATTTTAATCTTATATTGCATATTTCATATGAGACACTTTTACATCTTCATTAGATACCTTTGCATAGATCATTGTCGTGTTAATGTTGACATGTCCAAGAATCTTCTGCACCTCAGTAATCGGCGTACCTCTTTGAAGCATAAGAGTCGCAAGAGTATGCCTAAATAGATGTGGTGTCAGAGGTCTATCCAGTTCTGACCGCTCACCGATTATTCGTACAATTCTTTCAATTGCTTCTTTCTTGAGTACTTTATGTGGCTTTCTTTCGCTTACAAAAAGATATTCCGACTCATCATCTCTAATTGCGAAGTATTGTTTTAAAAGTAATTTACACCGGGCATTTAGGTATGTTGTTCTATGCTTATTGCCTTTCCCCAAAACAACTACTTCGCCTTTGTAAAAGTCTATATCTGTTTTCTTTACACCACATACTTCTGTAACCCTAGTTCCAGTACTGTACAAAAATTCAACTAATGCTCTTTCACGTACGGTTTCGCACGCTTGCCTGATTCTCTCTAATTCCATATCTGTCAGAGGTTGCTTTTCGATACGCTCATATTTGATATTTTTGATAACTCTACATGGGTTCTTGCCTATATATCCTTCGTTTGCAGCCCACTCGAAGAAAGCGTGTATGGCAGTTCTTCTACTATCAAGTGTTCGATTACTCAATCCTCTGCTTTCCTGAGCGTTATACAGATATACACGAATGTCATTTGCAGTAATGTCTTCAGCTTTTTTATTGACTGTGAAAAAGAAATCATCCAGATAAAGATTGTAGAGTTCGAGCGTCTTTTTACTCAAACCCTCGATTTTTCTACTTACAATGTAAGTTTTGTAGAAATCTGGCAAATATCCAGTATACTTTACAACTGCTGTTTCTCTCGGCTCAATGTCAAAATTATTCACATACAAAGACAATTTGTTTCTGACTGTTTCAAGATATTCTTCTGGAATTTCTTCATACAACTTGGCCATAAACCCATTCACGAATTTATCTCTCATAAAAAATACCCTCCTTTTGGGTTCACAAAGGGAGAGTACCATGTTATAATAATACTGTACCCTTTGTGGTGTTGGAGTTAGGTTTTTTTGATTGGTAGTCGGGAACCTAGCTCCTTTTTATTATGCTTTTTTGATTGTTATTTTCTCTTCATCATATTCGAGAATTACTTTTCTGTCTTCTTTGGTAATACCTATCATCCGAACTGCTTCTGACGGAAGTGATATTTTATAGTTGACAGATTCTTTTCCTGCGTTTCCACCAGCCTTGTTAATCATGATATTTCTTTCTACTTTTATTGAACTCACCTCCATATAATGAATTTATACTCATTATATATCATTGGTGTCCAACAGCCAATAATTAACTTTGCACTGATTAACTAAAGCACTTTTTAGTTAATTAATTCCTGGTATTCTTCCTCTGTAAGTTTTCCACGTTCTTTTGCCTGTTCCACCATTTTCAGCCAGTCTTCGTGGTTATACATTTTCTTCATTTTCAATAAAATTCTGTACATCTTCATCTTCCTCCTCTTCTGGAATATAAACATCTGTCATAGCAGCAAGGTATTGGATTGTTACATTTTGATTCTCAATTGTTTCACGCTGTCTTTCCACTTTTGCCTTGAGAATTTCCATTTCCTTTTCCTGCCTGATAGACAGGATTCTTTTCATGAAGAACATTTTTATTCGCTCCTTCCCATAGTTCTTTCCAATTTTCTGCTCTCCACATCCGTGGGTGCGGAGATGGTATCTGATGGGGCTGCGCCGATGAACATAAGCGGGGCTAGCCGAAGCGCGTAGCTGGCGATGTTGCCGCTGACGTAGCCGCTCGAGGACACATACCAGGAGTTGAACGCGGAGTTGCGACTCGCCGAACGCAGACGGACACTCTGAGGGCTTGTTGGATTTTCGACAGCGAATGTTTTCAAAATCTCGTATGTCTGCTGCCATTGGAATTTTTTAGCCGTTCCGTTGAGTTCTTTGTAGTATTCGTGGGCTTCCCCTTCTCCTGCAGCCTGTGGTTCTATGTACATCTGTTCCAGAGATATCAGGGTGACTTTGTCGTATGTGATATCCTTGACCTGTTTCTGCCCGGTTGCTGTAACTGTATTGCAGTACGTTACAACTTTTACTGGTTTGAGTACTGCCAGCAGCTCTGGATCCATACCGCAGAGATAGCCGTCAATCTGGCTGAGCTGATCTGGTACAATGTCCCACTTGGTCTGCGCTGTCCACCATTCGCCTTTTGGCTTATCGCTGTTCAGGTACTGTCTTATTGCACTTGTGGCGTACTGATTATCGCCATATGCCATCTGCTGGATACCGTTCAGATTTTCGTCGCCGTATGCGGTCATAACTCCCAACAGAGTTCCTTCCTGCCCTTTGTTTATAGTGGAAACTGTTTCAAGGACTGTCTTGCCGTCTGCCGAATATACATATACTCTCCAGTTCGTCTGTGGCTGATCTGGCGCTCTGTAGAATCCTGCAAGTTTTCCTCCTGCCGGTACGTCCTTGGTTAATGTAAAGTTCCAGTAATCTCCTTTAGTTACATATCCTTTATCTCCCCATGTATAGTCGAATCCAATGCAGTAGGTACCTGCTGTCATGCCTTCATTAGAAACATAAAATGCCTGTTGATGTGAGGACTGCACGCCTTTCAGATGCACATACACTGTCTGGAGCCACATTCCATTGACAGTGGTTCCATCCTCCAGTTCTAATCCGTCCTCGAAATGATTGATTCTGAGTGGATTGTCATATTCTTTATTTGAATCGTTCGTGTCTTTCCAGATGTTGCTGAACTTGTCTCCTACTGTATACATTTCTCTATGCAGTTTTGATTTAATCGCAAGTACGACCTGTTCCCATGTTTCAGGGAAATTTGTACCTTTTACATATTCTTTTAAATTCGCAAAATCTTCCTTTAGCGAACCAGTTTCCGTTTTCAGTGAAGCAATGTCTGTCTTGTTCTGCTCGATCTGCTGCGCCTGTTCTGTCGTAGCTCCGGGCTTGACTGGATTCTTTTCAAAGTATTCCGTAACTAGTCTTTGTATTACCCTCTCTGCTTCTTCTTTTGTGAGATACAGTGACATATCAATTGGAGCGCCCATGGTGTCCCAAACTACGCCGTTCCATGCCACATTCATTCCTGCTTCGCCGTAAATGGATTTAGACTCGATATTGTACATATCGCCAATGTCTGGATTTAATGGAAGCAAATCAGCAGTCGCAACTGTACCTCTGTATCTTACAGGGCTATTTAATTTTGCTTCCATATCGGAAATCTGGCGTTTTAATATTGCATATACTTTCTTTGCTGTTAATGCCATATGCGCTTCTCCTTTACAGTTTGTACCATGTATCGGTAGGTTTGTGATATTCGTATAATTCAGAAGTATCAAGGCACAACGCCGAAGAACCACTCTGTACATAATGCGGGAGCTTTGATACGTCTTTTGAAAGTCCCTCGTAATCACGAACCATACCTCTTGCGTCTGTACATACCCAACTGCCTAAATCCGGCAATTCGTCACCGGGATTGTACTTGATTCCATCAAAAATAACTGTGTTTTCTGCTTTTGCCATCTATGCAATCATCCTTTCTGCCCCGATAGGAGCCACATATGTGAACTGGTTTCCTAAAATATCTCTGGCTGTGCCAATAACGAAACAAGAATAGTCGGCCAGAAGATTGCAACACCATTCTTCTGCATCAACCCAATATCGTTTCTTGACCATGCGGTGAAGTTCTGGCAATAGACCGTAGCTGAACATCACGCAATGGCCTAATTCATGAATGAAAACACGGTTCAGAAGCTCTCCATATAGGCTATTTGCGATTGAAATAATATGGGTGGAATAATCCGATACCCCAAGCGTTCTATTGCCTGTACGGTCAATTAACACGCTGTCGTGCGGAGATACGAACTGCACTCTCCATAGGTCTCCGTTCATATAAAATTGTCTTAGCATGGTTTATCACCATCCTTTTCAAATTAAATCAAGTTCTTGGAATACTTTAAAAATCTTTGGAGATTGAATTGCAAACCAATCAACCATTTCTTCGTTCGTAGCCCATGTTCCATAAAAATTGGCAGACGAAGAATCAAGTCCACTTTCAAATAAAAAAGCATGAACAATTTCATGACGTAGAATGTTTTTCTTCCAATTTTCGTAATTTCTTAATTCACAATCATCTTTTTTGTTACACACTATAATTTCGTGCGCGGACATATCCGTGTATCCATCTCTGCCTTTTCCATCAAGTAAATCGTCGTCTTTTTCATTCCTGAAATATATTTTGTACTTGGTTCCTAAAATATTTACAGTCAAATTTTCCATAATCAATCCTCAAATATCATTACGAATTTTCCACCACATTTACATTTTTCATGACAGTCATATACATTCCAATTAGTTGTTGATTTGTCAGCACTTGGCTTCTGTGGTTTTCCACATTTCTCGCAAATCATTTTAATTTTGACTTCCGCTTTTTTCTTGGCATATTATGTACCTCCATAACTAAAAAGCCCCTGCTACATTCCTGTAACAAGGGCAAAATTCATTTCATGTTCAATTCATCTGCTGTATAAAACGTGTCAAGTCAGTTTTCATCTGCTGTCTGATTGATGCGTCTGCATCGTCCCACATTTCTTTCATATTGCGGATGATATCTTCTGTATACTCTTTCATGGAATCATCCATTTTTCTCTTGGATTCAGCGTCTTTGGAATCATGGTAATGTCTGCGATTCTCGCTGTATCTGTCGTAGGTTTCACCATATCTGGACTGCTGACGATTCATGCCATCATTCCCCATATTCCTGTCCGAATATTCTGGGTGATATCCCATGCGGTACATATTGCGTTCAAATTCTGGATTATTCAGATATTCATTCATCCAGTCATCATCTTCCATGTACAGATATGGTTTATATCCCATACGGCTTCCTTTGCCTTTTGGGGCAAATCTGCCATTGGAATAACGATATCTGTCATATCCCATGCGTCCAAGATATTTCTCTTCCTGCTCGCATTCGTCCATAGCTTCTACGATTCGATAATCTTTATCTGCACAGATTGCGCATTTTACCGCTTCTAAGCAATCTTTCAGATCATCCCAGTCCTGAGAACTAAGATTGTCAAATCCATGCGCTTTGGCTTTTTCCATAGCCCATTTTCCCATTTCCATTGCAACTTTATGCATTACATTGCCCCCTTTCTAACAGCCTGTGTAACAGGTGTGTCTGTCGTTGGGGCTGTACCATTAATTGCTGTTAAATTGTTACTCGGACTACAAGCTGGATTTCCCAACATCTTGAATACTCCGCCAGTTGCACTTGTAGCTACTCTGGTTGCGTACTTCGTTCTGGTTCTTATTCCGCAAGCCGTAACCTGTGCACAGCAACGATTCTGTAATGGATACAAGGTTGTTCCCGTGCCTATCTGGATTACTACCGGAGCAGAAATTGTGGTTGTTTCCGGTATGCTTTGTGCAACAACAATACAATATTTCTCTCCGTTATTGTAACTGCCTGCCGGAAGTGTGATTACAAGATTACCTCCTGTAAACGCAACGGCTTGGCTGATTACAAGATGGTTGCAGAGCTTACAAACATTTTTACAACTCATATTTTATACCTCTCAATCAAAATAAGAGGTGAGCCACAACTCACCTCTTAGAATTAGTCAACCTCTAAGGGTGAGTTACTTAGCAGCAACCACTATTGCATCCGCATCCACCGTAATAGGTATTCGGATTAGGAACAACGTATGCCGGGATGGCTGCCGGATTAATTGCATTGATTAACTGCTGAGTCTGTGAAGCCATAGCAGTTGTAAGTAATGCAGACTGACGATCCTGAGATGCAGCACGTTTCAGGTCAGTATTTTCTGCCTGTAATGTTGCAATCTTATCCTGAGTCAGGAAATCAAGGATTGCTCTTGTATTACTGTTCTGGTTTTCCAGAAGGTCTCTTGTGTTGTTATTCATTGTGTTCTGGAGAGCACAAGTGTTGGTAGCCATGTTGTAGTTGATACCCTGGATAGCTTCTCTTGTTTCGCAACAACAATTTGCTAACTGAGACTGTAATGCGTTGGTGTTCTGCATATTGGCTACAGTGTCAGCATTAATTGCCTGCTGAACGCCATTGAAGCCCTGAAGCATTCCAACGTTCACACCGTTAAAACCGCTCTGCATGGTATTGTTGAGTGCATATGTACTGTCGCAAATACCCTGCTGAATACCTCTGATACCGTTCTGAATATCGTTAAGAGCAAAGCCCTCATTAATATCCGCACGTGTGGCCCATCCTTGGAATCCAGCACCATTTGCACCGTTTCCACCATTGCCGCCGAAGCCACCGCCCCAGCCGCCAAAACCTCCCCATCCAAAGATAGCAAAGATCAGGACGAGCCAGATAAGTGAAAAGCCATCACCGCCCCACATATCATTGGCGCGATTATTAGAGCCTGTAGCGGCAGCAATGTCACTAAGACTGTAATTTGAACCATTCATCATGTTTTTAGTCTCCTTAAATTTTATTTACAATAGGAGACATCCGCGGCTGTCGTCCCGAATTGTAGCGATTTTTAATCACCCAATTGTGGGGAAGTGTTATAATCCAAGGAATTTTTGTATAATTCCATCTGGAGATAAATGTTTTTCGTTGAATACATTTTGCTGTATTTGATGTAACTGGTCTGTATCACCTTTTTTGTATAAATCCAACGCATTCTTCAATGTTGGATTATTTCCTGCAAATTTACTCATATCGCTCATCATGTTGTCAACACTTCCGAACCTCTGAGAAATCATTTTCTCAAATTTCTTTTTCATCATGGCGTTTGGGTTGAAATTCATCTCTGCCTACCTCCATTCTGCTTAGGTTCCGATGTCCCCGACATCTGTGTCGGAAACATGCTCTTTATTTCAGAAATCTCAGAACAAACATCATTCCGAAGCTGATTAAACATTGCTTCAATGTCAATCTGCTTTTCATCTTGCTTAGATTGCTGTTCATCTGGATTTACGAGTCGATAAACAAAAATCCTGCTCCTTCCATCGGATTGAAGCTGTTTTCTGTAAATTTCAGTTCCGTCTGTTTTTGGATAGTAAACAGGATTGCCGGACATATCCACATCTTTAGCCTTTACAGTATCAATCCCATCCACCATCTGTCCTTGAAGCATAGGGGATTGTGGAATTGACTGTAACTGTTGCATCTGCATTTGACCATAAGGCATTGCCTGTTGGTAATTATTCTGCAATTGTGCCAGCCTGTCCTGATACGGCTGTATTTGTCCGTATGGGTTGTTTATCATTGGCTGTTGCGGATAATACGGATAACCTGCCATAATCTGTTCCTCCTGTCCGGGATTCAAGAATCATATCCATATCATCTATGGAACGATGCTTTTCCCATATACCCTCGTAAGGGTTCCTTAACATAATCATTGTGTTTTCTCCTATGATTATATTATATAGGAAGGAACTCTGTTTTTGAACGTCACTATTTCGCCACGTTTTCGCCATAATACAAAGAAAAGCCCCGACAATACATCGGGGCAACTTTGGAAATTTTCTTCTTTATTCTTTTGTTAATTCGGTCTATGGTTCTCGGACTATACCCCATAAGTTCAGATGCTTCCCATAGTGTCTTTTCGCCATAAGCCCGTAATCGAAACAGTTTTTCTTCTCTGGAATCGAAGCCTGCTTCTTTTAAATAAAACTTTCTTTCATCTTCTGAAAAGTCTGTATAATTCATATTTCCACCGTCCTCCCTTACAAGTGGAATCAAACTGGAAGAATACCGCTTAACATAAAACCGATAACTGCGCTGACAATCGCTGTAATAACGCATACAATGATTGTATCGTAACGCTTTCCCGGGACTGCCATGAGAGTCTTTATATTGTTATTCATCTCATCCACAGTTGACTTGATATGGTTCAAGTCATTCTCACTTAATGCTGTCTTTCTTTCCAGTTCTCCGATACGCTCATAAAACTCTTTACTACGATCAGATTGCTTCTCTTGCATCAGCTGAAAATTCTTTTCCAGTTCTTCTATGCGGTGTTCATTAAAACATTCATGTTCACATCCCATCGCCAGTTCCTTTCTTCACTCCCTTAACATTTGCTTTTCCCTACTGAATATAAGCAACCCAGCGGCACTCCGGGAGGACAAAAATACCGTGCCACGTGACCCAACCATCTTAGTTAAATTAAACTTCCTGCAAATGGAAAAACGCCATGATTAATATATATTTCTGTTTCGGATTCCCAGTTTCGACTTACTGAATTTTCAGAGTGCGATTCTTGGAACTCGGCTCCCTGCTTCACGAGGAAATAGAGAGCCAAATCAAATATGCAATCATAACAGTATTCCATATCGGTATTGATTTTTTCCTCTGTATATCCAGACGGATAGTTGCGTTTCTTTTTGAACGAACGAATTGCACGCTTCACAGACAAAGAAATCATGCCGTCAGTTTCCGCATCATCGGATAGATACTCTTTCAGATCATTCACAAGCTGTTCGTTCATTCAAGATCACCTACCCTTGCTGAGATAAAATTTCTGAGATAATACCAGCCTTATTTGTCGATGTCAGGGCATAGCCATTGTCACTTGCGAGCTGTTTCAGTTGAACCACTGTCATGCTTGACAGCTCGTTTTCTGTATACTTGTGTTTAACACTTGCTACAGATGGTGACTGGCTGTTCTCGTCGAGACTATGCCCGTTTATTCCCCCGCTTTGGTACCGATTACGATACCGCCATTAGCTTTTGCTGCTACTGGAACAAACATACCTGATGCTTTAGTCCAAACTGCAACTGGGTCTTGTGTAGCCCACATGGACAGTGTTACAAAGGAACGATTTTCTTCCTGAATAAACTGTCTGTATTCAAGTTCCTCTGGTGTTACGCCCCAGAGCCCAGTACCAAATGAACCGTTCGGCTCTGCTTCATACAAAGTGAATACATCCTCTTTGAAGTATCTTCCTGTTTTGAGTGAACCATCTGCTTTTCTGAATCTGAATTTCTCGTCACAACGATCAATTGTGATTCCGTATTCCTGCATAAGCAGATTTGCAAGTTCCTGTTTTGTTAAGAGACGTTTGTTTGCTGCTCCTAAGACTGCTGTCTGCATTGCAGTGTTGTTTCTCATGTAATTAATCATTTTAAGGGATGTCAGGGCTTTGTTTACCACAAAACCATTATCCTCTGCAACAGCAACCATCTTCTGGATATCACCCATGATATCTGCATCCGGTTTAGACCAATCTGACATTTCTACCTTTGCGCTGGACGGAACGCCATAATCAATGCTCATATCCACGTTGTTCTCTTTGACTTTTACGGCACCTGTAGAAAGGAATTGTCCTTTCATGACATTTGCTCTGGCAACAACGCCTTCAAACAGGTTAGCTGCATCATCAAATACAAATCTCTTTAAGTTCTCGTCATCCGGCACACCGTTTTCAATTGCCTGCTGTAATCTCTCAGACTGATTGATTTTTCTCTTAATAAAGAGCTTTTCAGTCAGAACTTTTTCGAAGCCCGGTCTTGTCCCGATTTCTGCTTCAGTATCAAGCGCATGAACAAATGCTACCTCTGGAAGTCTCTGTCCAGCCATAAGTCTGTAGTATTCAGCTTTCAGGAACTGGGTTTTGACATCCGGGAAGATGGTGTCAAGAATGCCCGGTCTTTTTACGCTGAAATCCTGAGAAAAGTTAAGTCTTTCTTCCTGTGTGATTGATTCTAAAATATTAAATGGCATCTGCTTACCTCCTTAAAATTCTGGGTCTGTAGTGGTTACAAAGACGATACCCGCTTTTTCAAGCTCTGTTTTTGCAGTGGTTTCTACTGTTACCGGAAGTCTTTTTTCAAGAACACGTCCTGCAACAATTACGGAAATCGGTCGTTTTGTATCGTCTGTCATATCGACGTCTTCAAATACAATGCCTTTAGCGCCAGTTGCGTTTGTCGGATATACAGAACCTGCCTTGATAATCTTCTTAGTTCCAACGGTTTCAGCATTTGTCTGTTCTGCTGTATAGGTTTTAAGTACCAGTCCTACCTCGGATTCGAGGATATTAGGTGTGGATTCGTACTGCTCTGTTTTCATAAAAGCCATAATCTAAATCTCCTTTTCTTAAATATTTACTGGGGCATTATCATCTGCCGGTTTATTTTCTGGACACATTTTTGCTGAGTACGCTTTTGCATATTCAGATGCTTCACTTTTCTTTTCTGGTTCTCCACCAGATTTACCGCTACCCGGATTAGGTGTGTTTTCAAGGGCTTCTTTTTCCCATGCGGCTTTTGCGGTATCAAGCGTTGATTTATTTACTTCGGAAATTTCATCAACAAAATTCTGGGCTTCTTTGAGTGCATCTTCGGCATCCATATTTGAAAATGCTTTGATTGCTCCTGCATAGGCATCTCCTTTCATTCCTGCACTTGCAAAAATAGAAGTGATTTTGCCTGTCAGAACTTCTCTCTGGGAAGTCGCAAGCGCAGATTCAAGGTCAGAAATTCTTTTCTCGTTTGCGGCTTTTTCTTTCTGACGTTCCAGTTCTGCTTTCTCAGCATCTGTCATGTTCTGCTGTTTGAGTTCTTCCAGTTCTTTTTCCAGTGCATCTGCTTTTTCAGCTTGTTCTTTTACTTTCTGGGCTTTTGCTTTTTCCTTAGCTACATCAGAATTTGACTGATTCAGGAAAGAGGTAATCTGCTCATCGGTTGCATCTGGAAAGATCTTCTTTACATCTTCTCTTGTCATTGAAATCTCCTGTCACCAATACGCTTTTTTACGCTGTTCGCTCAGCTCAAGGTGTCTCCCATGATTACGCTATCGGGATGCATATTTTTTTAATAAAAAAGAGACGATTTTACTCGTCTCTAAATTAACTGTATTGAATTGAACACCGGCAGTTCACAATCTCGTCTGCCGAAGCTCCTAGCGAGGTGTCTTTTGGAAATTGTAGCAAGCTATCTCCAACCGAGAACGGCTCATCAATCGGGAGTATGGTTTCTCCGACTTCGAGGTGTGTCTTTCGTTCCCTTTTGTCTCCTACGTCAATCCATTTCTTCTTTGTCTTTCCTGCTTTCACAGCTTTTGAATACTGTCTGTAATTCAGTATCGAATTAGCTTCGCATTCTGAAATAAACATTGCCCGGTCATTAGACAGGTAATAATCATCAGTAATGCTTTTGTCTTCGGCAGAAAATCTTTCAAATGTTGCATCAATAATTTGTTTTGTCACGTCAAGAGCATATTGCTTGATATATGTGTCTATAAGCATATACGAAGCAATTACATCCAGATATTTGTCATAAAATTGAGTCTGGATATATTCTTGGTTTGTTTCTCCACTTTCTATGGTTGTTTCTATCAGTGCTAAAATATAAAGGATAACTTCTTCCATTTGTTCGGAAAAAGCTATCCTTTCTTGTTTTTCTTTGTCTGATATTGACATTTTGCTGAAATACTCTTTATACGGTTCACTTCTGCGATTGTTTGGTCTGATATTCAATTCATCGTATGATGAAATACTCATTCTGAAATCACATCCTTATTGAAGCCATTCAGCAAATCTTGTGCTTTTTGCAATTCTGAATCTGGGTCTGCTAATTCTGGGTAAATGGTTCCGAGGTAAGGTAAACTCATTTCATATACTTTTTGTGGATCACTAAATAATCCGCAAGTAATCAATGCAATAAGCGGATGAATTTTATTTTTGAACAGATAATCAAGCGCCTGCGCTTTGACAAGCATGTTATCCGTTGGGTTTCTGGTGATTTTTACATCAAAATCTCTGGTCGAGATATTTACATCCATTGAAGTTTTTCGGATGATATTCAAAATGATTCTGGCAGATGCTTTTTCAGCTTCTTTCGTAAATGCTTCTACCAATTTTGCGTCTCGTTCTGCAAAATCCCAGCCATTCCTCAGATACACTGCATTTCCTGTGTCTCCACCGGTATTGCTCTGTCGATTCGGCATTGCTTCTACAATCAGCATATTGTTGTAAATATCATCTTTAGCAACCTGACTTTCTGACTGATTTAATTCAGCAGTCATTAAGTCAACGTCTGATTGTGTTCCGTTCCCGACGTCTTTTACAGATACAGCACCGAGTTTTATCATTTTTACAAATTCTGCTTCGTCAATCTCACAGTTTTTGAATTTCATCAGAGCTTGTACAAATTGCTCAACCCCATTCAGCCTGTCAGATTGATACTTATTGATTGCGTCATACATTGTGATCGCAATTTCAATGTCAGAAAGTCTGTCGTGATTGTTTGGATATTCAATAATAGGAATACCGCCAAAACCATTGATTCCAGATTCTGTTACCGCTCCATTTTGAATTTTGAAATACTGTCTGGAAGAATAACACTGGCAATACTGCTGATTGTCCTCGTCTTTTAAAATCTGAACGGAAAGCACTGGTTTGCCAGTAACGCTTGAATAAACAATATATACATCCTGCGGTGATGGGATAAATATTCTGAAAGGCGGTAAATCTCCATCCTTTGTCCATTCATCCTCTCTCAGGATTGCTTTATATGCAGTTCCTACTGCACTCTGGTATATCCCAAGTTGAATATTTCTGGCGTCTGCATTGGCTTCGTCCAGATAATCATTGAGCCTATCAACTTGTTCGTTTGTTTTTTTACTCGCTTTTTTCTTCTTGCAGACATACTGAATAGGTTCTCCATATATCTGTCCTGCCTTGAATTTGACTGTTTCAAGGGCATGATTCTCAACAACTTTATTGTTGACCTCTGGGCGAACAAGTTTTTCACGATATAAAATTGGTTGATCGCCTTTGTAATATCTGTAAAGATAATCCATCAGGGTTCTATTCCTGTTATGGATTCCGATTGTATCAGAAAGGACCTGTGCCACGTTCTGGGGAGTAATCTGGTCTACGCCAGTATAGGCAGTTTTTCTGCCAAACTCGCCTTGGCATAGGTCAACAAAGTTTATTTTGTTTCTCCCCACTGCCTGTCCTCCTATTTTTCTGCATGAAAAAAGCACAAAGGTTTGGCCTCAGTGCTTATTTTACAGTTTATATTATATAATATATGCAGGTATTATTCAGTATTATCAGGTATTAACTTTCAAAATTCTTAATGTTTTTGACGATATTCAGTGCTTTCGAATGCAATAATTTCACATGAGAATAGGAATATCCCATTTCACAGGCAATCATTTCAAGCCTTTCATCTTTTACATATCGCCTAAACAGCAGATCATACAAATCTGAATTGATATCGCTCACCTTGTCTATTGTTTCAATAATGTCTTGCTTTTTCTTTGTGTATTCAATAACCATTTTTTTGATTTCTGTTTGAATGTCAACAAGTTCGCTTACGGCATCGGTCATTTGATTGGGATTCGGAGTAGACTGAACTTTTTCACCATATGAGAACGATTTAAGCCCAAGAGCAAGACTTCTTAAATGTTCTTCTTCGTATTTTTTATTTTTAATAAGCTTGTCATATTTCTGAATTTGCCCTAAATATTCTCTTGTGGTCATATTATCTCCTTCCCCAGAGCGGATTGCGTACTGCCTTTACGACACCTGCGCCACTTCCATTTTTCAAAAACACAGCTAAGCTGGCAAGCGCATCGGGCGCATCATCATGTTTATTCTTTCCTGTCATAGTAAATGAATACACATTATTCATGAATTTTCTGTATTCGGCATTTTGATATCCAGTATCTCTGAAATAAAATCTTCTGATATTTTCTGCGTTGTCCCATATTCGCTGCTCTTTTCTTACCGCAGACTTTGGGGCGTGTCCTCCATTATTTAAAATCATCTGTTGTGCATATTTAGAGGTAAGATTTGTTTCGTATCCTTGTTTTTGCAGTTCAACTCCAACCTCATCCTTATATCCCTCGCCGCCTGCATTGGCTTCGAAAAAAGCGTTGGTTACTTTATTGTTGATGATTGACGCCGCGACTTTTGGCATTGTATATATCTTCTCCGAATTGTCATATACAACATCATGAATATATACAGAACCATCTTCGTACACATAAGCTACCGGCATTGCTAAATAGTCACTTCCGCCCAAAGCAACGTCGCACGCAGACACGACTTTCAGAGGTTCTTCATCCGGAAGCTGCCCGTTATAAAAGTTCATATGCTGAGAATTAAATAACGCTCCATCTCTTTCAATTGGTTCCTGTTGGTACTGAGCCAACCATCCTGCCATGTCGTCATTTTCTTCAAATTTAGAGCGAATAGTACGATAATACTTTGTACTGAAGCCTACTCCATAGTCATAATCAAAATTACTTTCATCCGTTTCCGGGTCAAGAGCAGGGATTTTTAAAACATCATAGCGAATATGTTTTGCTTCTGGATTATTTTGTAAGAACGAAAGTCTGTCCATGTAAAGATCATGCAATGACCAAATAGTACCGTTCAAAATCAGTTTGCACTGCTCTTTCTTTCGAGACATAACATTGTTATCAAATACGATCTGCTTTCTCCGAAGTATATCCGGATTCAATACATCTTGAATACCTTCCAGAATATCATCCAAAATCAGCCAACCATATGCGTCATACTCGCCATTCAAACCAGATTCCAAACCTTTTCCGGACAAAGTAGCATATTTTTTCTTTCGTTCAAGGTCTACTTTATGATTTTTCGCATCTGTTCTGGCTATTTTTGAATGGAATACATCTTCGTGGCAGTATGTAGGGTCTGTCCAGATTTCCATAACGCCATCAAGAAACGCTCCGCCGAGTCCTTCCTTGTATGTGACATAAAGGTTGCTTATTTCTGTGTTTCTTGCGCAATGCCAAGATGTTCCTACTGTTATAATTTGCGATTTACCAGTTCTGGCAGGTTGATGTAGAAACAGTTCGTCGAGTTTATCGTCTTCAAGAGCTTGCAGTTTATCAACAACCTTTTTCAAAGTCCTTCTTCTGGGTTGATAGAAACGTTCTTGTGGCTTCCTGTTCTTTTCAATGTACAATGCGTAAGAATCCAATAAATACGGAGCTTCCAACAGCAAATATTTCCAGTAAATATCATCAAAATCTCCGCTTCCAGTAATAGCAGCTTGCCTTTCTGCGATATTGTGTGCATACTGGCTTACCTTTATTCCCATCTGTTGCACATCTGGATTATCCTTGAAAGGAAGGTCAATATTCATATTTAACAGCAGATCAAGGCAGTCTTTCTGGTTTTGATAGACTGTCATATCGCCATTAATGATTTGATTTAAAATTGCCCGATACCATTCAAGCGAACCTTCTGTGAATTTTTGCATAAAAATAGAGCCAGACCTCCTTTCTTCTTAGAATTTAGTCTGGCTCTCACGTGGCTCTCTGACTGTTATTCACTTGCTTTGAAGTTATATATAGGTTTGATAATATCAACTATTTCTACGGTATCTTTGATGTTATCAATAATTTCTTTCGGTGGTTTGTAAGCCATAGGGCTTTCATCAATCGTAGATTTCTGAACGGATGTTGTATATATCCCATTCATAGACTTCTCAAATTCTTCTAACGATATGTTTTCTTTTGCTTTTGACCGACTCATAATACGTCCTGCACCATGTGGGGCTGAACAATTCCAGTCTTCGTTTCCTTTCCCGAATGCGATAATGCATCCGTCCCGCATATTCATTGGGATAAGAACTTTCTCACCATATTTAGCTGATATTGCACCTTTCCGAACAATATTTGTATCGTGGTCAATATAATTATGAATTGTGTCAAACCATGTATTTTTTTGAAGTGTCCAATTCATGCTGTAGAATATAGCCGATTGTATGCACCGCCTGTTTATTCTCGCAAACTCTTGACAGATTTTCATATCATGCAGATATTGCTTTCTATGTTCTCCCATCAAGTAGCATAATTCTTTCGGAATACCTAGTTTGTCCGGCTTCCATTTTCGTTTTAATTCGTCAATGCCATTTTGAATTTCTTTGTGTCTGCCAGAACGTTTGTATTCTTTTACTAATTTTTGTATTTCAGTTTCGAGCTTATCTGTGCCCTGCATATCTTCTATTGCAATTTTCTGATATATTTCGGCTACTTGTTTTCCAAGGTTGCGACTTCCAGTATGAATTACAAGGTATTTTGCACCTCTTGAATCGGTATCAACTTCAATAAAATGATTTCCGCCCCCAAGCGTACCAAGGCTCCTGCGAATCCATTCGATATTTTTAAGCTGATGGAAGCAGTGAAGTTCTTCTAATTCTTCAAAATTTATGATTTCGTCACGTACATTTCTTCCTGCCGGAACATTGTTTCTTATTGCTTTGTCAAGGTTTTTTAAATCTATTGTCCCCACATCGGCAGGAATTTGTGTTGTAAGCATTCCACATCCAATGTCCACACCAACAATGTTCGGAATTACTTTATCTCCGAGATCAGCAGTAAATCCAATTACACACCCTGCTCCTGCGTGAACATCTGGCATGATTCGTACTTTACATTCAGAAAATGCAGGCTGTTTTATCAATGTATAAATCTGATTTAACGCTTCTGGTTCGATGTTTTCTGTAAATATCTTCAAGTTGCTCATAATGGCACTCCTTTCTGGCTCTCTGACTGATTTATTTATTTATTCTTTTCAATAATAATTACTTGACCTTCGAAACCAAAATCAGTTGACTGGTCAAATGTATGTGTTTCAGCTGATTCGTTATCTCTCATTGGTCGAGTAAGATACCACAAATCATCGTCTTTCCATGTGATTTCTTCCAGTTTTACACCTGGTTTTAATTTTATTGTGGTTGTCCCACCCAAACTCTTTGTTGTCGATTGACATGCTGTTAATCCAAACAGCATCATTAATAATAACACAGCAAAAAATATTTTCTTCATAAACTCTCCCTTCACCTCACTGGAATTCCTAACTGTTTGTAAGTGAATACAGCAGTGTACTTCTTCCCGCATTTGTAGCAAGTTTCCGTAATAGTGCAAGTCTTTTCTTTGTCATTACATTTCGATTCTGTATCAGAACTTTTGAACTTGCATCCACCTGTCAAGAAGCATTTAATCCGTTTTTTGTTCATACATTCACCATAAACTCTTTCTTGCAGTTGCTACCCTTACATTTGTACGGCATCCGATAAATCTTTGTGGTCGGGAAAATCTTTAAGGCTTTCTTTCCACAAAACGGGCAAATCACCCATTTTGTACCATTTTCCATTTTAATTTGTGCTGAGCCGTCCCATGGTTCGGGTATATTCATATATTCAGAGAAGTCTACTCCTTCTGATTCAAGTGCTGTTTTAATGCTCATTTACCGTTGTCCTTTCTGATCAATGTCAAAATTGTCAAATAATTGTCCCCGATGTAATCTGCTTTCCATGTTTTAGAAAGATTTTCCGTTTTGTTGTATATTACGGTCGTATTCCCTGCCAGAAGCAAGCGTCTGTCTGGATAAAACCTAGTCGGGATGTTCATTCGGTGGCATTCTCCCTCGATATTGTATGTGGTGTCAAGAAAATCAATGTCCGAGCCTGAATAAATAATTCTCATCAGCTCAGTCCATGAATCTTTCTCAGATTCGCATATCGGTCAATCAGAACGTCAAGTGTTGTATGCAACTGGTTAATTGTAACGCAGTCGTCCTGGTGCTGCCTGTGATATTTTGCGATTTCTACAGATTCGTCGTAAAATGGTGTATCTGCCTTTTCGTCCACCTGTCTTTTTAACTCATTGTTATAAGCGCACATTTTATCCAGTTCAGCCTGAAGCTCGTTGATTGATTTTATTATCCTTGTCTAAAATCTCATGTTGCTTTGCTTCTCTCTCATCAGCCAACCGAACAAGTTCTTCTTTCAACTGATCTACTGTCCAACTCTTCAAATCTTCAATTCTCATGGCATCCTCCCTTAAAGCTTAGTAAATATTTCCATGTCATAGTTATTTCGAATATAATCCACGCATTCAGACAACTTTTCTTTTAAGAACGGGTCGTTTGCAATGTCTGGATGTATTGAATATAGTGTGCAACTATCTTTTTTACCGTCTTTCTGAAATTTCTTCCAGTCAAATGTCATTACGAACAACGGAATTGCTTTGAGATTTTTGGTCTTGTATCTTATGTATAGATTAAAAAATTTATTAAACATGGAAATCTCCCCTTTCAATTACGCTGTCTTTTCAAATAAATCAAGAATAAACTCCCGTCCCATCTGTGTAATCCGTCTATGGTAGATCACTTTCCCAGAGTCCAGAACTTCCTGTTTGATTTCTTCATATCCGCAATTACTATACTGTGAGAACATCACCCACGTACCATTTACCTGATACTGTATCTTTTTCTCTGCCAGAATCCGATTTAGCTGTATTGCTGATTTCAGTCCCAGTTCTTTTGCAATCTCAGTAATGGTATAGGTTTTGTTGACGTGCATCAGAATAGCATTCTTTCTCTCGGCTTCTACTCTTGCAGCACGTTCTTCTTTCAGTTTGGTCAGAAGTTCGATGCCGAAGTCTGGATTATTCAGAATATTATCAATGACATTATCCGTGGCATATATGCCATGCTTACGGATGGTTTTCAGAATCTCTTTGACTTCTTTCTTGAACTGTTTGGCAATCGGCTTTCTGGATTGCATCAGAACTTCATAGAGTCCGTTCTCGGTAAGGAACCATGTTCCATTCCCGCCGGTTCTATTTTCAAAGTAAACATTATTTACTTTGACTTTCTCATCCTCATCTACAGATTCAATCATTACTGATGGCTTGCTGTGTTCAATCCACTCCGCTACATCTTTTGCTAAGAATAGCGGTTCCTCTGCCGTTCCGTATACTCGAAACTGTTTTCCTAATACTTCCTGCTCATTCAATACTTTCAGTTCGCTCATTTTTCTCTTTTCTCCCTATGCCGCATCTGGCATTCAATCATCTTTGCTATGTTCTCACGTTCCTGTTTTATTCCATGTCCCTGACGGAACAACTCACATTCAAGGATATTACCGCATCTGGAACACTCGTCTTTGATTTCTTTTCCTGCTATTTGCATTTTAGCTTCTACTCCTCATATTCAATGTCAATGAAACATTCTATTGGTTTAAAGACATCCATTCCAAAGCAATTTTTCCCAAGGTATTTTCCCTCAATGTACCGTTTATGAATGGATACGACTTTGTGATTATCAGAAAATTTCTGTATTTTCTCCTCTATCCTCATCTGCAATGGTTTTGCATATATTCCATTTCCGTATTCATATAATGTTTTTTTTTTATGCATTTATGTTTCCTTAATTTTAAAATTCCAGTACACGGACTTGAACCGTAACTAGCCACCCAACGTGGAGTACTGGAAACCATTCATAGAAAGGTAAGTATAATGAATAAATTCACACTTCCAGTGATGGCACTTCACTGGAATCGGAAAGGCAGGAATCGAACCTGCGACACATAGCTTATAATGCCATTGTTCTACCACTGAGCTACATTCCATACCGCCTATAACGGCCAGTTCTCCGAAAAGAAACTGGGTTGATTCCCACATCACATGCTTTCGGACCGGATGAAAATATCCAGATAAGCACCAACCTTTCCATCGTAAAACGCATGAACTAGATGGTTCTTTTAGAATTGCCGACTATCACTTCTCACGGCCCGTGGTCTTATCTCTCTAAAAAGTTTTTTACGCAAACGCCTAGTGAGTTGTACGTTTACGCTCATGCGTAAATCCACCAGAAACATAGACCGCTTGTATACAAACAGCTTAATTCTCAGCGGATTAAAGCGGAACGCCCGGAATCGAACCGGAGACCAGAGAGCGACTCTGTCAGTTTTCCACTAGCGTACATTCCACATAACCCGGAAACCCCGGGTTAGCAATATGTTTATCGTGTTATGCTTTCCACTAGGCTGTTTTCTGCCGTGCCAGCCCCACGGAGTTGTTTTGGATTTGGATATTCATGTCATTGTGTATAACGACGAAACCTTTTATATGTCTCTTGAAAACTTCCTGTCCTCAACGTGCACCTATTGGCGACAATTTAACTCAGAGACTGTGCCGAACGGGGAATTATCTTCATTGAACAGGCTGTGCCGTTACACACCTTTCATGAAAATAATCTACATACACTCATTCAGCAGTTTTTTCTGTCCATAAAACGGATAGACAGCATATGGAAGAAATGGAAACTACAGGACTCGAACCTGTGACTTGTCGGTTATGAGCCGACCGTTCTGCCAACTGAACTAAGTTTCCTAAGCAGAGGGTTATTGCAGTTCAAGAGTAACTTCCTCTGCTGTTGCGATTCTTGCCCTCGCAGTCGCAACAAAGGGTCTAAATGCTGTTCTGCATAAGCAGAGTCCATCCGGGGCATTTGAAGCCCCTTTAATCATCCCCGTTGGGATAGATGGAACCAATTCGGAAGGGAACTATATCATGGCTAAACAATATAGTCCGACTAGGCTAGCGGGATTCGAACCCGCGAATACAGCAGTCAAAGTGCTGTGCCTTGCCACTTGGCGATAGCCCATTATTTGTCCGGGATTTTACCCGGACTCGTAATAGAGTGATATATTTTATAAAATTTTAGAAAGCATCATGTCTATATTTGTACCGTTAAGTCCACGCCAGTTACTTTGGGAAATTGTATTTCACTGACGCAGACCTAAGCTACTCTGGATGCCTCGACCTGTCAGATTCAAAGGCTTTCCCGAACCTGAGAACGACAGGTTTCTGCTTTTCTTGTATTTTCACCCGTTCAATCAGTATGATGAACAGGGGAATTTGTATTGTGAATGCTAACCACATTGGGTTCTCCTTATAACCTAAAGTTCTACGCCTTCCATAACTGCTCTTGCTTCTAATATTGCAATGTAATCGGTCATGGCTTTCACCTGTATATTATATGTACTTCTCGGACAAGTTGGAGTAAACGGAAGCACTCCTTTATCCCATTTTTCAAGCATTGCAGACAGTTTCTGATACCTGATAGCTACCTGATAATATTCGGCTTTAAATCTGTCCTTATAATCAGCACTATTCATAAGTTCCATAGTTTCTTTTAATTCGTTTGGCATTTTACGCGTCCTCCTTATAATCTAAAAATCACAACTGCATTAACTGCAAAACATATTTCCATCAGTATAAATACTGCCGATGCTATTGGATTGTTTTTCTTTTCGGTTTCGTCCTGCGATATAAGAAACACTAAGAGCAATGTGAAAAACGCTATATCCAACATGACTGCTACATTTTTTGCGAGAATCATTCTTTCTGTTCCTCTCCGATCATAAAATCAAGAATCTTACCGGCGGTTTCGTCTTCTGGCTCGAATGGCAGGCCACATGTACAATACTTCTCAATCGCTGTTTTAAGGCTTGCTTTGAAACCATTGTAAATTTCTCCATGTGTCAGAAGTTCGTGCCTCAGGATTCTTACTGCGTCCTCTATGGACTGTGGTGTGTATGAGAATTTTACTTCGGATTCCATTTCAATATCCGGCAGAGCCATTAATTCAAAAACCGATGTCGGTAATTCGTCAACTGCGACATGAAAGTCTGCTGATATTACACGATTGATTTTTGTTCCGTCAACAAAATATTGTGTTCCCCTCCAGCCAGAGCCTTCTGGATTTATGATCTTTACTTTTGGAGCATTAGTACTGTTCATTCTTCAAGTCCTCCATTTCCTTTACACTGATTCCGACTATCCCTGCGCTATCTTTGCTGTCTGTAGCTTTGAAGTGTGCTTTAGGATGCTGCGGGTACATAAACTCGAACATGAGGTAATTTGCTGCATCCACGAGATATTCTGTGTTTCCGGTAGAATTATATTTCTCAATACACCGTTCCATGGACGGAAGTGCCTGCACGTTCCCGGTTTTAAAATTCTTCCTAGCAGGACCGTATTTATGATAGCTTACCTCGACTCGATTCTTACGAAGTTCATCAAAGCGTTTACTGTATTCTTCTGACATATAAAAACCTCTTTTTTATTTTTTTGAGAAAAATTGAGTCGGCGTTTTTCCTATCTCCTTCGGAAATATTGTTCCAACGCTTCTCTGGTGATCTGCGATACGCTTTTGCCGGTTCGGTTCTTTTCGGCAATAAGTTTACGCTCTAACTGTCCTGTGAGCCGGATTCTGATTGATTCGCCCTGAGGGTTATTCTTTTTCATAGGCAGTGTCCATCTTTACTGAAAGGATTGGTTTATCATCAGCTTTTGCTAAAAGTGTAATCCCTTCGCCTTCTTTCCAAGGTGATGTAGCTATCTGAATATTAGAAACACCAGTTTCGCTACAGATATTCAGCAACTGTCTAGCAATATCCATCAGCCCTGACCGAAGATATCCATCATTGTTTACTATTTTCTTCATCTTGTTCCTACCCTTCTGTGAATGTAAATGGTTATCATAAATCATTTATTGCTTTTAATTTCTGATTAGCAATTTCAACCTGAGAAGCAAGTACGCTAAGCGACACGTCTCTTATAAATGATTCTTCTAACGTCATGTTTTCTCTCTGAAACAACATCGGAGCTGTAAGCACATAAATTTCAATATTCAAATCACGGAGTCGTCTCCATGTTTCTTCGATTTCATCCTTGGTATTTCCAATATCATCAACTCCGCAAATAATCAACGAATCACCATTTCTCATGTTTTCGCAAAGATGTTCGAAATTATTATTTTCATCTATTGAGTCATAAACAAATGTGTCAATTTCTTCGTTCAAAAGTATCTTTTTCTTTGCAGACAATGGAAACCAAATGCCTGACTCTTTTGCATATCCTATCTTCATACTTATACCTGCCTTTCTTGGTATCACCTTATTTTTTTTCTGGCAGAGAAACCATTAAGGCTTATGGCTTGTCGTGTTGCAATCACTATCTCTGCCATGGGGAACTCTTTTTTGTTTTTTCGGAATTTTAAAGCCTTGCTGTTAGAGGAGACTTTTTTAATTTTTCGGGAACTCGGAGTACTCACTCGGCGTGTGCTGGGGCTTATATACACCCCCTCCCGGTATCCATGCCGGACGCTACCAGGGAAGCCCGCCGCCCCATGGGTTCCCGCTTCCCTGGCTTAACGCTGACCTTTAATGGCCTGCGGCAGTGGTCAAGGGAACGTGTGATAACGGTTATTCAGTCAGAACATATGTATCTATGGAACAAACTTCAGTTTTCTTTATAGATTGATGTACACATTAAACAAATACCGTCCTTTTATATTGTACATATTATACAATTTACACTATTTAAGCTGTTTCCATGCTCTTTTGTCCGCCCTCCGCGTACTTCTTCAGGTCTCTGATCTGCTACAGCTCCGGCTTTTCCATCTCTGGAAGTTCCAGCGCCGCCCTGTGTTTATCTGCGATCTGCTGCGCTGTCTGGCGCGGTATGCCGTCCTGCTGTGCTGTCTGTACTGGTGCCGTCTCTGCCATTCCATAAGCTGCTTTTGCAACAAAAATCAAGTTGGCATTTGTGCCGGGCTGGTTGTTCAATCTATTGACTGTGCAATTCTTGCAGATATCGAACCATTTTTTAACCGTGTCGCCGTGTGATGTGCTTGCCCTGTACTGTCCGTTAGACCATTTAGTAAACGTTCTGCGCTCTATTCCTACCAAAAAGCTAAATACTTCTAGCGTTGGTAACACTCCGTATTTAGTACATATTCTTACATATACACTAAATATATTATCTAATAATTCTATATTCTCTGTACCTGGTTTTGGTATTCTATCAGCAATATAAAAGATCATATCTACAAAGCTATCAGCAACAACAGCCTTATACTCTTTCTGTGTGTCAAATTCTTCTGGAGTTACTTGTAACACAGTGTTTATATATTCATCCACAAGCCTGTATATATCATTCTCATACACTTCTATTCCCTGTTCTGTTACTGTTGTATTACTCTTTTTCACTGTATCACCTCCAAAAAATTGAAATAAAAAAGACGACAAAAAACACGTTTGCAGATACTTTTTCAGAACTCTTATTTGTTCCTTTTCTTTCCGTCTGCTACGGTTTTTAGTCGTCTAATAGTCTTAATTATCATTATTGCCTTTCGGCTTATTCAATTGTTAATTTTGTTTTATCATACTTTTAGATCACTGTCAACAGTCTATTTGATTTTATTTTTACTGTTACATTACTCTTATTAACTCTATATATCTATACGGTACTGTATAGCATGTATATTAATAAACTCTAGGTCTCTAAAATCTTGGAGGGGATTATATAAACAGTTATTATATATTTATACGTCTTGTAATACGGAAATTTTCCGGCATATAGCGCACAAAAAGCCAGACCTTCCGGCACCTTGTCCGGCGTGATCTGGCTGTTAAAATCTTATTCTTTTCGTGCTCTGGCTACCGCTCCCCTCCTGAGTTCCGTCGCCTGTCGTTGATTTTATTTTATCCACGTCGGTTTTAAAAATCAAGTCCCAAAATAAAAAAAATTTTTGCTTGACAACTTCGGCGGTTTTGTGATAAATGTATTTTAACAGCTTCGGCGGTGGGGCTGTTTACCGGCTGAGTGCCGCGCCGTCGTTACGCCGCCAGAATAAGACAGCAAAAGCCCCCGGGAGATAGTCCCGGGGGCTTATTTTGCGTCTTTCCAAAATGGAGATATTAAAATTTGCACTTATTCAGTACTATTTCAAATTTACATTCAATTACATCAGTAATTGTTGTCTAAATAATACTATAAATCAGATGAAAAAACAAGGATTGTTTAAATTATCACAATCTGTAATTACTTTCGTTCCTCTATCTAAATATTTTGCTCGAACATCATTAAATCTTCGCTTTCCCTTACTGATCGTATAATCTTTGTGAACTGTGTACACAGTTCCGGGCGTTTCTACTGTAGCCGGTGCATAAGCACACATATCAAGTGTCATTTCCTGTGCTGGCAAAACGTCAACAACCTGCACGTTGTCAATTCTTATCAAGTCCTCATGCCGTCCCAGACTTGGAAATGTCCGGGGATTTAAGATTTTTCTGTAAATTACGTCAACTTCTTCCTGGTTATCCGGCATAATATGCAGCCGCAGGTCCAGATCAGACACCACGCTTTCATAAATCGGTGTATTAACCCAGCCCACAAAAGAATTCCCGGATTTTACCCTGACCGGTGCTCTTCTGTACCACTTCATTTACTGATAATGCACAAAAACTTTCACGTTTTTCGCGAAATGCCTCAGCCCGCTCAACAAGATTAATCAATCTTTCAAGCTGAGGAATTGAAAAACATTTCAAGTCCTCGTCTGTGATAACGTCTCTAACGTACCACTGTAAGTTTTCAGAAGTTTCATTTTTCTTGTTAAGCAAATCTTCTTTTCTCATTTTTGTCCTCCGTTCCGCCCCTCCTGGGGCTGCGTGATTGGTTCAACTCATTCTTTTTAAGATTTCTTCTTCGAATAGTTTTAATTCATGTTTCGCATATATGTTATGCTTATATGTGTATATCAATTTATCATTCGGGATCTTTAACATCTCATACACTTCATTTTTCCTTTTTAAGACCTTTTCTTGATTCTCTTTTATATGCTTCAATCTCCCATTAACTACGTTTATTGTTTCGCGATTGTATAAATTTTCACTGTTCAAAATCGCTTCTTTTATCATTCTGTATTCTTCCAGAAGCATTTTATTTCTCAACTCGTCAAAACTTGTGCAATCAGAACCATCAATTATTTTGACGATTTCAAAACGAAAATCACATCCTTTTATAGCATCTTCCAGTATGTCTTTGTTGCTATGATATTTTCGTAAAATACCATTCTTGTGTAGCCTAGCTCTTGCTAAAAGTTCAGATGAAGAACCAATATATTTCTTTCCGCTTTGTTGATTTGTGATTGTGTATATCCCTATGCCGTCTTTGACTGGAACGTTAAACAAATTGCTCATTCCTGTAACCACTTCCTTTCTATGGTTACAGTATATCATTTATTAAACTATGCGTCAAGTATTTTATTAAACTATTCTACTAATTTTTCATTCTTTCCAATTCTTTCTGTATACACTCCAGAACGAATGCAGACATCTTGACGCCTTTTAGATCGGCTGCTCTTTTTACGTCTTCCTTGGTTCCTTTTGGTGCCATTACTGTTATACGGTCGTACTTGTCTTTTTGATATTGTGCAATATATGAAAGTTCCTTTTCTTTCTCTTTAAATGCCATTCATTAATCCTCCTGTTATTGTTTGCTTTGATTATATCATTTATTAAACTATGCGTCAATTGGCTATGGGTTTTTATTTCGATATTTTTTATTTCCTATTATATGTGCAGAAAAAACACTATTTTAAAAATAATATATTTTATTAAACTATGCCATTGACACCATTATTAAACTATGCTAATATATAACCATCAACAGAGAACAAACAACCCGGACACAAAGCCGGAGGAAAGAGAGGAAAATGGATATGAATAAAATCAGAAGAAAGAGATTGGCTGATGCGCTTGAACTAATCGCGCAGGCCAAAGACATCCTGGACGAAGTAAAAGACGAAGAACAGGAAGCGTTTGACAATCTTCCAGAAAATTTCCAGTACGGTGAACGCGGCGAACAGATGGAAGAATATATTTCAGATATCGAAGAAGCATTTGATAACTTAGAAGAAGCTGAAGGACTTATTTCAGGAATTTAAGAAAAGAGGTAATAGACATGACAAAGAAACAATATAAACGATACGTAATGAAGGCGCTTAGGGCATTTAAAGTGAAATATGTACCTGATAAAAAAATGATGACCGATAGAATTAGTGTTCCAAAGTGGGGAACCGTTATTCTAATAGGGCCTCATAAGGGCGAAGTATTAAGAAACTATGAACAGGCATGGAACACCATAGATGCGGTAATAAACGGATAGCCGAAACGGTCAGAAATGGCCGTCCACCGGGACCGCCCTCCCGGTGCTGATGATGGCAGGGCAGAAAGGAAACGAAATGAAGTTTGGAAATACATATACAGATTTCTACGGAAACGAAACTGAATTAACCGCAGACGAATTGCATTGGTTTTTCTCCGTAGTTTCTAAGTTTCACAAACTCCCAGAAACTGATGGGCTGGAAATCACAAACCGAGATCACGAAAAAATGTCCCGAAGAAATAGAGACGCCTTAGGACTCTTTTATACCAGTGACTCTGAAAGCCCGAAAGCTGATTGTTTTATAACAATTGACAATTATTTCATTCATGAAAAATATGAGTCTATTTTTAACGGTGGGTTCGACATCGAGCCCGAAACATTAGAGAGTGTAATTTCTCACGAAATAGCTCACAGATACAAGTTCAGACACTGCAAAGCACATTCGAGAATTACAAGAGAATTCTTGAAAAATATAATTCATTATAGAAAAGAGAGGAAATCAAAATGAAGAACAATTATTTAAACAATCTTAACTGGGTAGTATTTAACATGGTAGACCGTTCCACACAGGACGACCGCAAAAGCAAAATAAACGTTTCCGGTGCATTCGCAAGCCCGGTAACCGCCGAGGACTTCATGCACCAGCTCCCGAACCCGTCAGCCAAGCGTTACTGTCTGAGGGTTGACGATCTGGAACGGTTTGAGGAGTTTTATAACTTCATTCAGGATATAAATGAAAAATATGGAGATTACGCAATATTCCATATTCAGAACGGTGGATTTTCGGTTGATGAAGAAAACCGTTTCCGTTCTCTTCTCGGCATCTGGACAGATACAAAAATTAAATAATTCCCTCCGGCGGCGGTCAAGCCGTAGCCCCAACGCAACCGCCGGATTTCAAAAAAAATAAGAAAAAGAGAGGTAAATAATATGGCATACGCAACAGTAAAAATCGAGGGAAACAAAATCATTTCTACATCTTTGTGGAATACACATACTTTTGAAATTGTGAAGAAAATCCCGGGTAACTACTTTGTTTGGAATATTGGCGAAAACATGGGGACGGATTTTTATATTCCTATTTGCCAGATGCTCCGCCCAGGAGACAAAGAAGATTTTTCCATTAATCCCGATACATTGAAAGCTGTTCCGGTTACTTCTGAAGAATGCAAGGCACTTCAAAAAGCCGCATCTTACGGTGTAAACAGTTTGAAAACTGCTGAAAAAGCGCTGAGAAGTAAAAGACATGGTTATATGTCAGACAAGAAAAGAGGGCTTGCAACTCTTACAATTGATATTTTCAAAAGACTTACGGAAAATTAGGCCGGCAAGCGTACCGGGGAGCATTTCCCCGGCGGCCTTTTAAAATAAAATCAGGAGGATTAAAAACATGAAAAAATTAACATTAGTAGAATACGGATGCACGGGAACAGGCTACAGAAACGGCTCAGACGTGCCGAATTGCAGAGTTCGTGCAGAATTTGACACGCTGGACGGTCTGCGCGTTGTTGCAGATTTTGGCGGCTACCAGAGACACGACGCAAATAAAAAAGGGTACCCAGTGGTACAGCCTAACGCATTACATGTCGATGGCACATATTACGGCGCTGAGGGCTGTGGGTGCTCTTATGAATATAGGCTTGCGCAAACAGGATTTGACTTTACCCGCTTCGATTTTACAAAAGCCGGGATCTTGGCATTTATAAACGAGGTGACCGGGAAAAACTATACGGAAATCGAGTTTGCAAAAATGCAAAAAACGAAAGCAACTAAATTATTAGTGTGAGTATAAAGAAGAACAAGTTTATAATTTTGTGTTTTTCATAAAAAGCATAGAGGAGTGATATTATGTCGAAAGCTAAAAGAAAAAAATTAGAACAGGCTGCAATTGAGGTTGTAGCCGGGTCGATGGAATATATTGGAGAATATGACCAAATCTGTAAAGAAGCTGCAAGCCTTACAGATTCGGAACTATTGAATTTTTTAGAAAAATATTCTGATTTAGAGCAGTAAAGCGCTGCTCTTTTTCTGGTGTCCTGCATCCGCTCCGGGCGGCGGTGGTTCGCGACCTGTGCCGGGACTTCGCCGGGGATTGTTCTCCGGTTTGATGCACATTGGCAATTACATATAGTTGTATTAGCTCCTATTTGACGTTTTAACGGCTTTTAGCGCGATTCCGGTAATTTTATCACAAGTATATAAAACCGCATTAAATCTTCAAATATCGAGTTAATAACAGGGATTGACGGCAGAGCACAACGGGGTTATTATTATTTTGTATAGTTGCGCGGACGCTTTGCCCGGTCTGGTCTTTATACTTCCAGACTGTGCGAAGCTATGCGGACTTTGTTGATGATCGTTCCGGCGGTCTTATTTCTGTACGCTTTTAGACGTTTTTGTTTGGGCGACTGTACCTTAAATACTTCTATAACGCCGTATTTGGCTTTTTAAGCGTGTTTTATGTGTTCCCTGTATATTTTACCGTAGTTGCATGAAAACGCTTTTAAACGTGTTTTATAGTGTTCTATTAGAATTGGTTTTGGTTCTGGCTGTGTCTGGTACTGGTTCGGTACTTCCACAGCTGTTCCCGGTCCGCTCCCGGGTTATCCCCGGCGAGCTGTGTTGTTTGGCTCTGGTTTTGCCAGATCATGCCGGGCGGTGCGGTTTCGTGGGCTTCCGGTGGCGGTCTGTTCCTGATCGACCGGATGTTTCCGGGACCGTCCCGGGAGGGACAAAGGCCCCAAGAAAATGTACGACAAATTAGAAACAGAATCAAAACCGGGACGGTTTGAACTGGGAAAATCTGAAAAAAATCGAAGAAATCTGAGACTAATTCAGACCTGCGACTTTTTTATTTTGTGCATTTTGTATACAAATTCCTATAACGTGCCTCGGCGTGATGTAAATTTTTATTTCATTACATTCAATTCGTCTTTTCTGGTAGTATTCTTTCTTCTTGTAATATCAGAAATTTTACTCCTACGCCTTTTCTGCCGGCTCGTTTCCTTACTCCTGCGCTTCGCTGATTCCCTGCTGATAGTTCCCATGCCTACTCCTTTCTGAACATCTCCTTCATGTTCTGGCTTCGTGAATTGAGGTTTATAATTGGCACATCCACATTAAGCTCATCCGGCACGATACCTACGATCACAACCTTTGCCGGCTCTATCGCATCCAACATTTCCTTAAAATTCTCGCAAAACTCCATTCTGGCAGACTTTGACCGCACTCTGCCATTGGTACAACATGATACAGTGCTTCTGTGCGGCGTTCCATCAAATATCCACGGCATTTCCTTCGGACTGATAATATTTAAACGCCCATAATCGCCCAATAATAGCCTAAAGCATGGTTTCTGTACAGGTTGTAGATGTTCAACGCGCTTGGCATCCCGGAAGCAATTGTGAAATCTGGGCTGCAAACTGAATTGAAACATTTTAAGTGCTCAATTGTACTGGTCAGGCTGATTCCATACCTGTAGAAAGCTTTTGTCGTCAATGTAAAAATTTACGGTCAGGTCCTTGTGACCTTTCAATGATCTGGATTTTGAAGACGCAAAGTCAATTGACTTGCCTGCTGAGAAATCTACTTTCGGCAGTATTGGTATCTGAAATTGTCCATCAAGTTCTGCACCGGTTATCAGATATTCTTTCATTACATCATATGCGGTATGTACCACAACACCACCTCCATACAACCATATTAACATAATTTGGGAAACAAAAAAAGACCGCATTTCTGCCGTCTACGATGGTTTTTCCTGTGTCTCACACACAAGTTTTCCTCCTATGGTTTTAATTCGAATATTTGTTCTTGTTCCTTACCTGTTCCCTAGCCTGTTCCCTCGAACTTTTAAACACCTCTAAAAAGCACAAAAAACCTTGATTTTACAAGGTTTTCGTTAGCAGCCAGTACGGGAATCGAACGTATCTTTAAACTGCTATTTTTCCTATAAAACCAATGCTTCTAACTTTTTGCAGGGTGTTCCTTTTTGTTCCCTGGCTGTTCCCTCTCAAAAAAAAGCTATCTTGATACTACCATAAATTCATCTATGCTGTCCATGATTTTTTGTTTCTTCTTGAGATCCTTTCGGTCTCTGTGGTAGTAGTTCTCGGAACACGAAATATTTGTGTGGCCCATCTGTGATGTGACCATCTGATTATCTATGCTGTGATCGAGTAATATCGTGCAATATGTTTTTCGTATTTTATGCGGTGATTTTTGAATACAGCCAGTTTTCTTGCACACTGTTCTTAACCGGTTCCTGAACGAATAAGTATTTAATCGCTTTCCATCTTTGGAAAATATATACTCGCAGAATGTCGACATATTTCTAAGCTTCTGTAATATCCATATACACCCCTGAGGAACCACTACATTTCTTACGCCTGCTTCTGTTTTCGGAAAGTCTTTGACTTCAAAAATGCCTTTATGGTTTTCAAAATGCCTTACTTCCGTTCTTCTGACTTTAATCGTACTGATATGTGGTAGCCAGTCATTCCATTTCAAAGCGCATAGCTCCCCAACTCTCAGCCCGGTTACGAACATAAGCATAATTCCAAGATTTACTATGTCCTGATTGTCTTTCAAGTAGTCAATCATCCTGTCCATTTCAGCGTCGTTGAATACTTCTTCCGAATCTTCTTTGATATTTCTTTTGAAAGATTTATCGGTGACATCCAAGTCATAGAATAATTCCTGCACGTTCCAATCAATCAGCTTGTTGCGCTTTGCCCATTTTAGGGTGCCTCTGGTAATTGTCTTGAGATTACAGAATGCCTTTGCGGTTAGATTGTGTTCACTGATCTGCTCTTCCAGGAAATTGCTGATATCCTCTGACTCAATGTTTTTAATTCTGCGTTCTCCCATGGTCCCAAAAAAACGATTAAAGTCCTGCTGATATCTCTGATAAGTTTGTATTGAAATCTTATTCAAATCAACCTTGCGCTGCGCCCATTCCTCGAACACACTCTTAATCTTCGGATTCTCTGCTTTCTCACGGTGCGTCTTTACGATCAGGTCCTCTAAATCCTGTTTAGACCGACGCTTGAACATCTTCCGCCGTCCGGTTTCGTCATAAGTCATACGGATTTTCCAATATCCGTCAGATGCCTTCCATATACTGTCCCTGTATTCTTTTAAAATTTCTTCCCTTTTATTCATTTCAACTTGCTCTTGTATGTGAGACAAATTGATGATACCATTCTCAATTGCATATTTCAAGTCGTCATTATTCATAAAAAATAAGGAGGAACCGGGATATCCTTTCGCTGGCCAGCGGTTCCTCGTTCCTCCTTTCTTTTACACATAATCAAAAATATTCATCTGTCCTTCCGGCATATCATCTTCAAGATTGAAGAATTTGCAGGCAATAAAATTTCCATGCCAGTCCCGATCACCGCCGTACATCAGACATTTTTCCCTCTTTCCGTCCCTATAAAATCTGCACTCAGAACAATTGTGCTGATACGCAGTTCCGCCGGAACGTTTATACATTTCGCTTATTGTTCTCATTTCTTTTCCTTTCAAAGGTTTAAATTCTCAAAGCTGCTCTTCTTTTTGATCCTGTTCTTCTTTTAAAAATCCCTTTCATTACGCATTCCGTCGGTAGGCATCCTCTCATGTGATCATTGATAAGGATGTAATCGCAAGTTCCAAATGATAACCCTCCAGAATTATTCTTTGAAAAATAATCACAATGCTTACATTGCTTTTCTTTTAAATTCTGAATTTCTCTGAAAGACATTTCGCCCCATGGTTTAACAGCTATTTTCACTCTCTTTACCTCGCATTCCTTGTACCATCTTCATTTTCAAATGTTGTGCTATATGTTCTCTGACAGATTCCTCTGGAAATGGGATTTCAAGTGACCGCTCCAGAATCCTGTTTGTGATCCTCTCATCGTATTTTAGCTCTGATATCTGGCAGTTACTTGTGAATATCGTAATTTTTCTGTCGACATACCGGCCGTTGATAATGCTGTAGAATCTTTCGTTAATCCAGTCCTTGCCAGAATCAGCACCGAAGTCGTCAATGATAAGGATTTCTGTTCTGGACAAATCCTCTATCAGCTTTCCTTCTGCGTTTTCTCTACTTCCCCATGTGTTCTTGATCTCATCGAGGATTCTGAGGGATGTGGTGAATTTGACTGGTTTCTGGTATTTCTTCATGATTTCATTCGCCAAGCTGCATACTGTTTTGGTTTTGCCAGAACCTTTTGCATTTGAGAAAAGATATAAACCTATTCCATTCTTCTTCATATCAGGAAGATTTTTAAACCAGTAATTTACCGCCTGAGCCGCCTGAGAAAATACTTTTCGGCTCTCGGTGTTCAAATATACACTTGACTTCAAATCGTTGAAATTTGAGCCTTTAAACACGTTTGGAATCTCTGCAAATTTCAATTGATTTTCAAGGATTATTCTTTTCCTGATTCCGCAAGGGCATTCCTCACAATAGGGAATACCACTTGCATCTCTTACCCATCTCCACCCGCTGTCCCCGCATTCAGGGCATTCAAGCAAACGGGGTGTCTGATTCTTCTCCGTTCCATTCTCCGAGCGGGATAAGTGGGCTGACATCTCTTTGAGTTTTTCCGTTAAATCCATTATGTATATCCTCGTCTCTATTGTCATAAAACCCTTCGAGTATTTTTATAAATTTATTAGGGTTTATAAAAAATTCAAAAGTTATTATGAAATCTTTCTTTCTTCCTGTCAGAAAATCACTTTTTTTGACTTTTTCAATTGCTTCCATAATCTTTTCCATTCCATATTCCCGAATTCTTGCTTTCAGAAGTTGTGAACGTTTAGGCGTCATTCTTATAACCGGCTGAATTCCTAACTTCTGGAGCTTATTCCATTCGTCAATAACCTTTTGAACATCTCCGGGCTTTACTGAATCTTTTGCTGTGACAGGTTTCTCCTCAGTATCCTGATCTGTGAGTTTCGGAAGGCTTTCTTCCTCAAGCAATTCTTTCTGACGTTTTCTGTGCTCGGCAACCCGTTTTCTTGTCTGCTCTCTGATTTTTTCAAGTCCGTCAATATTCTGATGCTCTTCCCATCCGGGAATTGAAAGTAATGTTCCATCTCTGGTTATCATGCCGAACTTTTCAAGAATTGTAAGTGCAAGTTCGATCACACTTTCATCAAAGTCCAGCTCGTCAGCTAGCATTTTATTTGTATATGGAATATTCTCTGCCAGAAAAATAATCCCGTTTGAATTACAACGCCCTGCCATCGTCAGGAGCATCATCCAGATCAGAACGATGTTGTTCCCCTCTGGAAGTTTTCTGATATGCCGGATTTTTTTGTTGTCAAACATATCAATTTCTAATCGAATCCAACTCACCTTTGTCATTTAGCCACCTTCCCGTCTGGTAAGGACATTTCCACCCTTACCGCATTGATTTTCGGATGAATTTCTCCATTAAGAGTCCATCCAATTTTTTGTGTGATTTTCACAGGTATCATCTTCCTCTATCAGGATACCTTTGCGGTCACACAGTCCGTTGTCGTTTTCAATACAAGTTTTGCATGTTTTATCTGCCATAATTCCTGCCTTTTTTAGAATAAATAAACTAAAAGTGTCACATAATGTATAATTTGGTCTGCCATGTAACTTATCTTGTTGTATCGTGCCTTTAAAGGGTCAATTACTATATGCATAGCCATTACAAAAGCAAGTTTCCATGAGCACCCGAACACTATGTAAAAAGGAACTGAATAAAGAAGGCAATGAACCAGTAAGTGATACCAGTTTTCTCCTTTAGTTTTTGCGATAAAATCGTTTTGAAGAACATAATCTCCGATCAAGTGGCATATTATCAGTTTGTATATTATTTCTATCATTTTTCCTCACTCCAATCTAATTTCTGTCCACACCTGTTACAATAATTATTCATGCCAACATACGCATGATGCACCATGCTAGAACGAAACATATCTTCTGGACTATCGCTGTTACACCCAGAATCTACATCAATATCCGAAAACTCAATAATATGCAGTCCGCATGACGGGCATATGCAGGCGTACAGGTTTACATCACGATGAAAGTCATATCCAACATCTTCGTACAAAACTTTCATTGGAATCTGCTTTTTTAATGCCTTAACTGCAACCATTCTAACTTCATGCGTACATTTACCACCATAAGCCGTGCTATCATAGCTTAATTCTTTTAATGCTTCTTCTGGTTTCATATTAATCCTCCACTCCAAACATTTTTCTCAAATTATGTTGATAACCTTTTGCCATCTTTTCGAGGTTTTTATAACATGGCCTCAGTGTGCATTTTTCTTTATATCCATCGCATTTAGTACCGAATAAGATATAGTTTCTACATATTCCATCTTGGCTAGCGCAACATTTTTATTCATTTTTCATCACATCCAATTTCTTCTCTGCTGCATGTTAGTTCTCCTCTTCATCATCAATCTCAACAATTTTTAAGTCTGCAAAATCGCAACACATCGCAAACCCATCAATCATTTTCTTTTTAACACCAAACACTTCCATAATGTAAGAATTATCCTCCATGATTTTTATTACATCTGATTTTTTGACATATTCAGCCATTCTTCATCTCCTCCAGTTTCTTTACCGTTTTCCTGTAATCTCTGTTTGCAGACCGAAACATCATCAGAAGTATTTCAGATACAGGCCTCGCTCTGTTGGCTCGTTTGGCTTTCTTGGCACATATAAGTTCGTTTCCTTCTGGGACATATATTCCTACATGATACGGGATTTTCAAAGATACTGTTGCAGCTAATTCCCCTGGCATAACCAAATAATTGTAATCTCCAATGAAATTCAATCCATGGCCAGATTTGAAATCTTCAATAGATGACTTGATTTCATAGCAATAGCAATCACCTTTTTCTATCCCGGAAACACTATTGTTCACTGGAACAAATTTCATATAGTCCACTCTAACTGCATGGTTTGTAGAATAATCAAACGTCACCTCTTTTGCCCAGTAGATACGAGGATCGTTGTTCGGATTGATTTTCTTTTCAATCATGGTTGATAATTCTGCCGTAATCTCAGGCCTTGTCATTCTTCATCTCCTCCAACTTCTTCTCAGCATCTTCGCGGGTGAGAAATATAGATTCTCCAAAATCACATTCTCTAAAGTATGCCGCAATAAAACTATTCGTTACTTTTGCGTAAATTCTGAATTGTTCTCCAGACGCATAATAAGATACGCTTGATAAAAAAGATTCATATACTTCATATTCCGCATCTCCATCATATTCATCATAACCAAACACATTAATTGGCGATGTTACCACCCAAACCGTGTCTCCAACCTTACACGGTAATCTCACAAGCAAGCCCTGTTCTTCTAAATCTTCATATTCAGCGAGTGCATTCATTACATCATATTCTCTTTCTCCCTCGAAACAAACATCTGGGAAATCACTTCCGTCATGTATTGCAATAGCTTTTTTGCCATCGCTATTAAATCTTTCAGTCCATCTATCCATTTACCTCACCTCTTTCAACTTCTCAACTGCCAGCTTCAGCGATTCTACAAATTCATCGTTTACTACTGCACGATCTGGATTCTCGATAAATTTTTCAATCGTGCTAATTACTTTCTCTTCGGGTGAAGGTACTGTAATTCTTATTGATTTTGCAATTTCAAGAACTTCATCTATATTATCTTCCCAATTATATATATCACACAAATACTTCTTGCACCTAGTATTGCTTTCACTCAATACGCATTCTGAACAGTTACATCCTCTACAATTGCGTATATCTGCAATACGATTAGCAAACTCTCTTGCCGTCATTTCTTTTGTCCCGAGGAGTTCTGAAACTTCGTAGAAAGCATCACACTCTACTCCGATACGTACGCTGTGCACCACATCTTTGTTATTACAAAATTTTAAAATATCTGGAAAATGTTGTCCTGGCAATGGTTTACAATTGCCTTTCGAATACCAATGAAATCCCTGTTTCTCAGCTTCTTTGAGAAGCATTTCATTTTCTTCTTCTGTCTTAACCAAGATACATGTATTTCTTAAATCAACCATCTGTGTTTCCTCCTGTAATTTTGCTAATACAAGTGTTCCAACCTCGAATCCATGCAAGACTAAGTTTACTCCTCCAATGTTCCTCTTCTTTCTCCTCCGGCAATGGCTTCAGTGGACACCATTCAGGTCTTGATTTACTTTCGCAATCATAATGTTCTTCTGTCATCAGAATTACATCATAATCTAAACAGTCAGCTAATTCACACAAACCCTCATATTCAAGATCGCCACAGTATCCAATTCCAAATGGACAATTATAACAATTTTCTGGCGTATTCATTACCAACACTGATTTGTTCATTTCTTCTTACCTCTTTTCTGTAAGAACGCACCGTATTGTGCAGGACTGATAATGTCTTCCTTTTCTCTAGTAGCCTGACCGTATCCGAGTCTTCCATTCTTCTTGTTTTCTTCTCTTGTAAACATAGTAGAAATATCTTTGCCTTTACTCACTCGCTTCACTTCCTCTCAGCATCAGGCTCAAAGTATTATACCCCGAACAAGTCCTGACTCCGTTTCTGGTATCTCTTAACAGGACACAGTACGGATATAATGCCATGACCTCGTAGACGTGTTCTGTGGCATCCTCGCCGCACTGGTCGATGTATTTAAAACACTTTCCCGGTCTAAGAAAGTATCTTGCGCATACATATGCTTTTGTTCCGAATCTTACACTTGCGCTACTCATTTGTGTTCCTCCTGTAACAATTCTGGATTGTCGAAAATGTTTCCAACCACTTCGAAATGTTCCAGATCAAACTTATCAATATATTCTCTATCTATGCTACCAGTTTCGTGTCCTACCCATCCGGCAACGCCCCATTCAATGGTTTCATATGTCACATCCTCTGGATAGGATTCGTCCAAGTGTGCCATCAGAATGTCATTCTCCCAGATTCTCTTCCCATTCTTGTCGCAAAGTCCCGTGAACTGGCAGAGGGTTTCTGGATTAATAGGTGGTGCGTATAAAACACCTGATTCAACTGGTTGCATTCGATATTCAAATAAGTTTGACCGTGAATGATCTATTACCAAACACCCCTCAACCCATTCTCCATTATCAACCCTCTTTGCCTTGAAAAGAATTTCTCTCATACGTTCTGTCCCTCCTGCGGCTCACACCGCTCAAATTCAATCACCCAGACCCACGGGTTCGCATTCCATCCGTAACTGTCAAGATCAGATTTCTTGATGGTGGAATCCCATACATCGGGAAAACCAAGTGCTGTTGATGTATAATCGAAACATCCCTCTGCTTCTGCATCATCGTCCGTCATATCCTGTAACCGCTCCACTCTCACATTCGTAACCTTCAGCCAGATTCTCGCCGCTTCTTTTGGCATATGAATTGATGGCTTCCAATGCAACCCTTTTGGCATCCATAAATTATCGTCTGCCTTATACCAAAAAGTGCGAGCTGCTGCTTGAATAAATGTTTCCCGGACATACAGGAGGTCACCCGGCTGATACTGCGGCTTTGCGTATTGAATAGAACCACCGTATTCATTAATACCAAATCCAAAGCATCCTACCTCTTTCTTTTCTGTACTGTCGGTAACAAAACCGAGCGGGTATGTATGCTTTTCATCTGGTTGGGGTTTTACCATCCGCCGAGTACAGCTCTTTCTCCCGTCCATGATTGCCCGAACCATCTCAGTATTGAATAAAATAGGTTTAATTGCCATCTACTCCACCATCTTTCACGATTTGCATAACCGTCTGATATAGTGCAGCATTTCTTCCAACCAGTTTTGTTATGTATGTGTCCAACTGCTCCACAACTGCTTCCACATCATAGGCAGTCGGCTGCGCGTCAATCATTTTAAACGCACTTTCTGCCGTAATTAAACTGTCTTTTCCTCCAACTTGCTTGTAAAATAACTCTTCATTCATTGCATCCGCATCAATCAGTCTCATAATCTTCACACTCCTCCGCATATTCATAACTGTCCATATCATCACATCTGCACTGGCAGGAATCCTGTTTAGTACAGCAGATACAGCGCTCTGTTTCACTGTCCGGGCACTCTAATTTACATCTTCCCATTTAGTCCTCCTGAAGCTTTATCCCTCTTAAATGCTCGATAACTTTCTTCTGTTCCTCTTCTGTCTCGCAGTGTATTACAATGTCATAGGTATCATCGTATGCACTAAACGTACCATCTTCGTTCTGCGCAAATGTCATTTCGTCGCTCATACTTCCACCTCACTATCCTCTGGCATCTGGAATATCATTTTTTTCATAAAATCTTTTCTAATAGTTTTTGCAATTGATGTATTATCTTTTCCCCTCTGAGATTCACTAGCCGATTTGCAGACATCAGGAAGAAGAATTTCATTTAATTTTGCATCTGCATATGCATCCTGAATCATGTCCAGTACTTTCATAGCTTTTTCTCTGGTGGAATATTCTCCGAGTAAATAACTGCATCCAGTGATATATGATGTTATAACTGTTTTTGTAGTCCCTTCTGCAATTTCGATACCAGCTGATACATTAAAATTAACTAATATCTCTTTATTCTGACTTCTGATTAACATTTTGCGTCCTCCTTGTAATTCTCAACCGCAGCTATCTTATTTTCGTACATTGCAATTATGTTTTTAAATCTGCGAATATCATTATTGTATTTTTCCAAGAATGTTTCTTTTACGAACTGATAATTAGGTTCTTCCAACACAATGTACGGTGTTGAAGAACCAGAAATTTTTCCAATATCTTCTTTTTTTACATATCCAATGTAAAGTCTTTCTGGAAACTGTGCTACTGCTCTGTACGTCTTTGGTTTCTCAATTACCTCGCATTCCTCAACTCTGACTTTAAAAACAGGGTCTCCGAATGTTCTAGTTTCCGGATTGAATTCTCTGTCATTGTCTAAAATGTAGAAATATAATTTCATTTTCCATCCTCACTTTCCCCATGTAAGTAACTGACACGCTATTGTGCAGTCCTCCATGATTTTAATATTCAATAAAATCAGATAATTCCATCTGACCAACTACATTATTGTCTTGCATCCACCATAGATAGACTTCTTCACCGCAACTCCACTTTGTATCTTTTCCACGCAGCTTGCGTTCCTCGATCATTCTGTTAAAAGAATGTATGTAGGCTTGCTTGTACTTTGGAAAATCGTACATTTCCTTTTCCCTCTGCTTCTTTGATGCAAGTGGACATCCTAGGCAACCTAACCGATTATATCCGCATTGATACAGTTCACATACCTGAACGTCTTTCTCACCAATGAACTGCCAGATATCTTGATCTGTCCAGTCAATAATTGGATTGACTACTGTTTTTGCTTTCATCTGGCAATTTTCAAATAATCTTCTAGTATTATCATTGTCGGTGATAAGCATTTTCTCATCAGAAACACCGATGCTTTTGTTTGCTGTCTGTCCTAGTACTTCAAATGGGCTTCTGTTGCTTCTCTTACTGCTTTCAGACCATCTAACGCCTGTTGCGATCATTCTGTTGGGATTCCCGCCCTCTTTCAGTTCTGAACAACAATACCGAACAATTCTGGTAGGTGGCATTAGCTTTCTAGGAATGAGATTCCACATTGTAAGACGATTGCCTTTTTCCTGCACATGATAGTCAATCTCACATTTGATGCCTTTGTCCGTCAATTCAGAAAACGTATTCTTGATATGTCTTACTGCCTGCGGTGCATCAACAGTGGTATGAGAGTTGTGTACCTCGAACGGGATTTTAGATATTCTGAATAGTTCCAGAAGTACATCCGAATCCTTTCCACCGGAATACTCACATACAAGCGGTTTTTTATAATGTTTCAATGAAATATCGCTTGCTAGCTTCAATCTATCTATTGATTTTTCAATTAATTCTTTCACACGCCATACTACAAATATCCGTATGGCAATTTTACAATCTACTTTATAGCCTTGGGAGTTATTACCTCTGACCGTTAGTCTGTTCTGCGCTATGCAGGAGAACCAAGGCATTCCAGTCTAGCATTTATCAAATTTTACCCAACCTATTCTGATTAGGTGAAACCTCGTTTCACGAGGATAAGTGTTATTCCTTTCTATATTTAAACTTCATTTCTCTCCTATCCAAACGCTACCTGTCCGTTATTTTGCATATAAATCATCGGTGCAGCTTTGCGCTCTCCAACTTTCAGATACGGACAATTTGCTTTCACAAGTGCTTCTGCCATAACTGGCACAACACTGTTTCCAATTCTTGCTACTTGTTTTGCAATCGGGTATTTTCTCCACTTGTAATCACGATCAATGATGTAATCTTTGGGAAAACCTTGCATCACCTTTAATTCTTCCGGTTTTAACATTCTGAGGAAAATATCTGAAATAATATACTTCTCTCCATGAATATCAATCAGAACATTCACAAGCCCGAACCTGTCTTTTGTGGTAATAGTTCCAAGTGGTTCATTGAGCACCTGTCCGCATCCAGTTCCGTAATACTTAACCAGAAATGCAGATATTACCCCGAAGTGACCGGGTGATGTGGTTATTGTATGCAATGGTTCATCACATCCTTGACCGATTCCAGTCTTGTAATACTTCGTGATAAAGGCTGTCACGAGACCATATCTGTTTGATGTATCAATAGTCTTAATTGGCTCAGTCAGCAATTGTCCTCTGGAATCGCCTTGTCTGGTTTCTCCGTGGTACTGAATGATAAATACTAATGCATCTTTATTTTTCACAATGTAAGGATCTGGATTATCAACGATATATTTTTTGATTCCATTCGCAATGCGTTTCTGTGTCGCTTCTGCCAATGGTTTTGGACGGTCAAAGATGCTTTTACCTAAGTCTGACCAATCAATGTAGTCTCCGCACTGTTCATATCGTTTCAGGCCGTCTATTCCGAAACGATTATGTGTAGGATTTGGCCATATTATCTTCTTTCCGTCTCTGCGAAACACTGCATACCAACGTTTCCTTGTAGTCGGTGCTCCATAATCCGCAGCTACCAGTTCCCGGCTGTCAAATTCATAACCGATATTTTCCATTGCTGAAATGAATTTTCGATAATCTTCACCGGCTCTTTCCTTGATCGGATGTCCTTTCTCATCCAATGGTCCCCATTGTTGTATTTCTTCCACGTTCTCCATAATGATTACATCTGGGAGAATTGCTTTTGCGTGTTTATATACAGCCCATGGAAGAATGCGAAGCCCTTGTTTCCTCGGCTGACCACCTTTCGCTTTTGAATGACTTGTGCAGTCCGGTGAAGCCCACATCAACGCTACGTGCTGATTTCCGACGTATTTCTGCAAATCTACTTTGAAAATATCCTCTGTCAGATGCAGTGTTCCAGGATGATTCGTCTTGTGCATCAGGATAGCGTCGGGGTCGTGGTTGATTGCTATGTCTACTGGTCTTCCGAGCGCCATCTCAATTCCTACGGATGCTCCACCGCCACCGGCAAAACAATCTATGATTAAATCTTTCATTTTCTACTCTCCGGGATTCTTTAATACAATCCCTAACTCTTCTTTAATAGCGTCTACATAATCAATCCATTCTGCCAGACCGTCATTGATATAATCGGCAGCCCGGTCAAGTCCATTTCTGAATCTCTGACAGCGTTTCTCGCCAAAACCAAAATCATCATGCAGAACGGCAATCGACAATATTACGAACGAATCCGCTATAACCTCTTTTATTTTCTCTGAAGCTTTATCAAGGTCTTTTACTGCCAGAGAAGTATGTATCCCGGTCACACCCCGGAACTTGCATTCCTGTTCAAGAGCTTCAATCCCGCCCTGCCGAACAATTCGTCTGGCAAGGTCAAGCCCGTCCTCCCTGCCCCGTTCATATTCACGCATTTTATTCATTGTGTTAAACCTCCACGCTTTTTTAGTTTTGCCATCCAACAGCCCTCCTTATTTTCTGAGTCAGAATGTCAAATTCCATCAACATCCTACGATCATTCTTGTTTGAGTATGCGATTGTTTGCTGCCCATCATATATGACCGCATATCTTCCGTTAATGTCATATGCCCCGCTGATTGCCTGCGATATCTGACTTCTTGTCTTTCCTGTCAATTCTGATATTTCAGCAAGCGTCAGCTCCCCGATATACTTTGAACCGTCGTATACGTCATACAGTTTCATGTTTCTTTACTCCTATCAGTTCGTATGTCCTGTGCGAACCAGTTCCGTGAAATACGATCAATCCATCGTCCTCAAACTGTCTTAGATGCCTTTGAACAGCACTCCTGCTGATATCTAGTTCCTCAGATATCTTCTTGGTTGTTGGAGTCCCTTTGTGAGACATTGCGTATTTACGGATGAAATAATAAATATCCTTTCGGTTCTGCATCCATTGCATGTGTTTTTGATACCGTAATGCGTCCATATTCACGATTCCTTTACAAAAAATCTTCTATGCTTATCTGACTGTTTTCCTCAAAAACAAGCATTTCTTCTTTTGCTCTCTTAAAGAAATTTCTATCAATTTCAAATCCGAAAGCATTTCTTCCTATTTCATGTGCAGCTCTTAACGTTGTCCCGCTTCCGCAACATGGGTCTATTACTACATCTCCGGGATCAGTAAACGTTTCAATCAATCTTTTTAAAAGTTTGACTGGCTTTTGTGCCGGATGAATTTTAGGAATATCTTTTCCATCTTTCTCCCAATCGAACCAGTTAAAAACCATGTGCCCTGTACCTCTGATTGTTTTTCCATTTTCGTCAGTCTGAACGCCGTTCCTAAACTTAGGAAGCCTGTCTCTGTAAAACAATAATGCGTATTCCGTAGCTCCAACCACACGCATATTTGCTTTTAATACTTGAGGGCTGTAATTTTTTATGAAAACAAGTGGGATATAATGTACAAAACCATGTTTTTCAGCAGCTTTAATCAATGTTTGTGTTTGTTCAAACGAGCAAAATACAATCATGCATGGAGAATTGCTACTTCTTCCTCTTGGCACAGGTGTTGTATCTTCTTTTTTTAACATTCTTGAACAAAAGTGAAAGTATTCATATAAGTTAAAATTAAAATCTGAATTAAAGGCAGCTTTTCCTGCTAGTTTACTTTCACCATTTTTATTATCCCCCCCTACATACCACATAGGGTTGCTCCCGTAAAAATTATTCGCTACATTATACGGAACATCAGCTATAACGAGCTGTGCTCTTGGAATTGCATATTTCTTGTAATTTTGCATTGAGTCTCTGTATATTTCACATTTTAATTTCATATTTCAAAGAAGCCCGGTGCACCCTTACGTCACATGAAGGCAAGCTCCTTTCATTTTTTATTCGTACGTTTTCTCATCAATCAAGTTCTGAAACCTTTCAAAAGCCCGGATTGATACTTTATTATTCTGCTTCTCTGGTTTCAGTGAAACTTGCAAGTGTGTATCTATGATGTGTGAAAGTTCTCTGGCGAGGGATTTTTTGCCCTGCTTCAAACCATCGTAATAACCTTTTGCCAGTCTGTACTCATCAATCTGTTTCTTTCCTGCTCCCTGAGAGCCACCAGTCTTATTTCTAAGCTGATATCCCTGATCTGCAAGCCATTTGATGTAAAACTGTTCGGCTCTATCAAGGCTAGCTTCGGAAAAATTCTCACAGATCACTGTCCATCCGTAGGGATTGTTTTCTGAATATAAGCCATGTTTCTTAAGGCTCAAATCAATGTGTTGCTGATGTCCTGCACTGTGCTGGCACAATCTGGTGAGTATATGTTTTGCCTGCCCTGCATACCCAAACTTGAATCCGTCTTCATCAACTCTGCGTAAAATATAGACTCCCGAATTATCATTCAAATTTGGATTGAGCTTGAGCCATCTCTTTCGGTTCTCGGCTTCAATTGCCTTAGCTTTTACAAAATTTTTATAGTTACTATTCAAAGACTTATCACCTCGATTCATTTTCAGTGTGCCTTTGATACCATTATGATACCACTTCGATACCTGTGTTGCAAGATAAAAATGATACCACTTTGGTACCTGATTGACACCGATAATCAAAAATGCTACAATGTTCTAAAAACAAGGGAGGGATTTCACATGACCGTCAAGTCTGATAAGACCAGAACTAACATCACGTTCCCGATACAGCTTAAAGAACAGCTTGAGCAGATTGCCAAGCAGGAGAACAGGAGTTTTAATAATCTGGTCATTACTGTTCTCCAAGATTTTGTAAAAAGTGCCGATAAATAGTCGGTGCTTTTTTATTTAACTGTTATTCTCTCTATCATCCTCTACAGCCTCACCAAGGCAATCCATAACCGGTCCTGACTCAAGCAAGCATTCTCTTTCTCTGGTATTTTTACCATCATTTGAGCGCCAATCCCCGACAATATATAGACTTGCGTATGCGGTCAGAATATCTGTTTCCATATTCCAATAATTAATATGGATTTCGTATGCAGCATTTGCAGATATTACATATCTGTAAATGCCTTTGGTGACTTCTTTCCAGTCTTTTAAATTTGTTGATACCATATTTACTCCTCCACAAATGGTGGCTTCTCATCTTTGAAGAAACTTTCATAATCGAACCATTCATCTTTAATGAAATTTCCGATAATTTTCACTGAATGTCCAAGTCCTTTCGTAGCAACTCTAACATGCTTTCCTTTCATTTCTATCAGGTCATCTACGCCAACAACGTCCATGATTCTCATAATCGCTTCAAGCCCTGCCTTTGAACCTTTAAAGTTTTCCGAGCCAAGGTAACCATGTCCTAAAACATATCCTCCGAATACAACTCCCCATCCGCCGCCAGAAAGAGTGAGGTCAAGGGTGAGTACTCCGTGATCTTTAAAATTCAATGATACATTTGTAATTTCAGCATTTCTTAATCTGTTTCCGTCGTTAATAAGTTCTTCTTCTGTCCACTGTTTCATTTTGTTTCCTCCCTGTATGGTTCGTGAATCTCAATTTAACTATTCTTGCAAAAATCGCATTCAGTATTGCATTTTTTCCACTCATCTGAATATTCTTCGTACCCATCTGCTCCGTTCAAATACTTGTATGCAAGCACATTCATACATCTTTCGCAGGCCGTAGAAAAAACAACAAGTGCTTCCTGTAATGTATAATCTCCGCTGTTTACCATTGCCATTATGACATCTTGATTTCCACCTCCAATACTTGTATGAAAGTCAATAAGTGGTGTAGTATCCGTTCCATAATCCCATTTTCTTCCCCATGGCTGCCACCACTTTCTTGTTTGGCTAGACCCACAATTAGTGCATATATGGCCTTTCAATCCCTTTATCAGACCTGTATCCTTTTTCCAATATTTCCGTTTGTGCTTGCACGCTTCTTTCTCAGCTTTGCCATGCACTACATAAACGTGTTCTGTTATTTGTAACGGAAAGCAGGAATGGTACGTTATCGCTCCTTCTGGTGCTTCACATGCCAAATCATCTTCTGGCTTAATTAAATTTCCGTTTTCATCCTCATACCAAATTCCCAACTTTAATTTTGATTTATCAATTTCCATTTTTTCTCCTTTCAAAACGGGCATAAATTCAAATCAACATTCAGTCCCGGTCTTGCGATCTGCACCAGAACATCATCTCCGGCAACGTCCTGTATCTCTTTCTGCATCACTTCCGGATTCCCCCATCCCTCTGACAGGTGGCACAGCGTTATGGTTCTGAGCGAAGCGGTCTTGTTCACTCGGATAATCTCTTTCACAGTAGATAAACTGCTGTGCCCCCGGATGGAGTGTTCAAACTTGAATGAGTCCTGCTCCGGTGACTCATCAAGATGATTACATTCTATAAGGAAGTGATTTATTCTCATGTTCTTGAATGTGAACGGCAAATATGAGAAGTCTGTCGCATATATTATCCGTCCGCATTCTTCGTGAGATATCATGTATGCAAAGTTTGGTGTCTTGTCGTGTGGGACGTAGAAAGGCGTTGCCCGGAACGAACCTATGTCCTTCAATTTCTTCTCTGGTAAGCCGATTATAAATTCACCAGATATTGTGTTTACACTCTCAACTGTCTCGTCGTTAGTGTAAATTTGAATGCCGGACTGCATTAGATTCTGAAACGATTTCAGGTGATCTCCGTGTCCATGTGTCAGTAGACAACCCGAAACTTCTGATATCCTGTATGAAATTCCTTTTAGAATCTCTGAATATCTGCATCCGCAATCCAGAAGTAAGATTTCGCCAGATTCAGATTTAAGCGCATAGCAGTTTCCCGGCTGGCTACCTGTATTTATTACTCGCATGAACATTTTGAATCACCTCACTTTCCTTATTTACAAAATAACTGTTCTAATATTGTTTTTGACTGTTTAATTGTTTCCTGCATATCATCATAAGAATATGGGATTTTTTCTTGAAGTTTTTCTAATTCTGCATAAGAAACTGAAAACAGGCAATCCTGGAGCAGTTTAAATTCTTTCAAAGTCATTTGAATATTTATTGTTTTATCCCAATCTATTTCCGATTTTAATATCTTCATACTTCATCATCCTCTGGAAATCTAAATATAACTTCATTCATTCCAATTTTAGTAACATCTCCCACAAGGCTTTTAGCATGTATTCCAAGGCTTGCATCATTCAGCATTGACATTACATCTACGCAACTCTTCTTTGATGAATAGCTTGCCATCAAATACGGGATTTTCCGCGTATCGCCCGAAAACACCGCCTGAATATGATTTTCAGACACAATAATAGCTGTCAGGTCATACGGAAGATTGATTTTTCCATCCTGCGATATAATCCTCATAGTTCTCACCTCGTTTTTCGAAAAAGTCTTTTGCCGACTCATAGTACGGGCAGTTTTCACACCGCCCGATCTGAGTCATACCGTGACCGAACTTACCGCAGTCACATAGGTCGAAATTGATGCAGTCGCCGTACATCATATGTGATCACATATCTTCTGGCTTCATAAAATCTGGAATCTCTGTTTCCTGTTTGTCTGCTGCCGGAACTGGTTCTTTCTCGGCAGTCTTTACAACTTCTGCGACTGTTGGCTGCTTGGGCTGTTCTTCGATTGCCACTGGCTCATCTGTAACAAATTCTTCTGCATTGGCGTTCTGCTCGATTTCTTCCTGTACTTCTCTGTATGTGGCATCCATCATGTTGTATTCGTAAGCCTGCACTGGGTTATCCCATCTTTTAGGAATAGACTTCATAATATTGTTACGCATTTTACGAATAATCATTGATTCTCTTGACTGTGTTTCGTAATAAGACGGCGAAATATACGGTCTTAATTCCTCACAATCAATGATTGCTTCCAGTTCTCCAATGTCAGCGACCTTTTTCATGATCTCTTTTTTCTTTGCTTCAATTTGAGCTTTCTGCGCATCTGTAGCTTTATATCTGTCTGCACAAATTCCAAACGTTTCATTCTGGAGATTATTCTTGATGTGCGCTGCAAGGTTTTTCAGTACATCTGCTCTTTCACAAGAAAGATATTCAATATGTCCGTCCTTATACTGAATTGGGTATACGATACGAACTACTTTGCCTACGCCGGATTCTTCCCATTCTGGCGGTGTGATTTCCACGCCCTTATGTCTTGGCGGCGTATATTTGTCTCCCTCTCTAACTTTCCAGTACGGGAATACTTTAGCCACATTGACACCATATCTACTTACAAGAGCGTCATTTCCATCGCCTTCAATCGCAAATTCGATTTTCTTCTCCCACTGTGCCGGTTTTCCTTTTCCTGCCACATTTACGTTTCTAATCTGGAAATAACATTCTCTCGGCTGTGCATTTGCGTTCAGCTTCAATGCTGCTACTTTCTGCATAACAGACTTTAAATTTGATGTGTTGACCGATTTCATATCAGTTCCGCTTTCGTGAATCATCTGATAAATAGCCGCCATTGCTGACACTACGCATTCTTTTGAATAGGAATCAAACTCCATTCCTCTTGTTTCTAAATCTTCTTTCATCAGGTCTACATAGCTGTTTGTCCATACTGAAAGAGTGGTGTTGAATGTTTTTGCTTCTGCCATTTTTATTCTCCTTTTCTATTAATCGCAATAAGTTCTATTGCAAAATGGGCATCCTGTAATTAATTCCTTTGACGCTCTCTCAACAGAAATTCCGTGCCATTCTTTTCCGCTTCTTTTCCGTCCTTTTTCGGAATAGATATTCTGCCCGCAACTGAAACATTTTCCATTATGTGGTGCAAAATGCGGATAACCTTTTTCCGTACAATATTTTTCCTGTGCTTTTGCTGCTTTTGAAATGTCATAAGTTTCTGCCATTTTAATCCTCCCCCTTTTCTACTCTTCTACTCTGAAATACAATCAAGATATTTCTGAATTTTGGAAACATTCCAGAGCACTCGGCGCCCGATTACAACCTTCGCGCCTGCGGCCATCCCAATCTCTACCGCTGTATTTCGCCCTGAATTTAATAAACTTTGCAATCCCTCGGTACTGACAGTTAAATTATTAGTTGAAGGGGTATTTTTTTCGTTGCTCTCATGCTTTTTTCTCCTTTTCTATATTTTTTATATATTTGCCAACACGCTATTTGCGTGATTGTATCGTTTCTTACCTGTGCTATTTTGTAGGATTCCAAGCGCACTGAACTCTGGAATCAGAGCGTATTTTCTGCTTTGTACCCATGCAAATTCATAGGTCTGTCAAACCTCAAATATTAAATTTACATGGATTCTAGTGAGTGAACACGTTCCTCACTTTGCAGGTGCAAAATCACCTGTAGCTTGATTAAGCTAAAATTATCTGTTATGCTATTAACAAATATAGTTTGCTCTATATTTTGTGTGGAGCAGCTAGGCTGTCGCCAAACAAGTTCCTAGCTGTTCCACTTTTCTCAAATTTCCGTTACCGTCATATCCCCCTCAGAAACTTTCAAGAATATCAACTGCGTATCTGCCTTAATGCCTGCCAGACTGCTGTTATCCAGTTCTGCTGCACAGTCAACGAAAATCGGATAGCTCACGCCATAAAACTTCTGCAAGCCGTCCATGATGGCAATTTTTCCTTTCATCATCAGGGCTGTATTGGCATTCCCGACCAGTTTCTTCCAGTTGCCGTCCTTGTCCTGCACGTACCAGATGCAAGCGTCTACTACTTCGCCATTCTTCTGCGTATCGAATAGTTTCACTTTAACCCCGTCAAAATACTGGTTTACCGAATCTTCAAGGGTTGTATTCTTCGCCATACTCAGTGATTTCAGCTCGTCCAGAATCATCTGTGCATCAGCCTTGCTCTGTCCGTACTGTTTCTGACTTTCCTGAAGCTTCTCGATCTGTTCGTCAATTCTGACATTGTTGTTGGCTTCTCCGATTTTCTGGTTGACTACTGCCAGTTCCTGCTTCTTGCCAGATAACTGCTCTGAAAGCTGTTTCTTCGTTTCTTCGCCATCGTCCAGAGAATTAAGCTCCTGCTGTTTCTCTTTGATTGATGCAAGAATCTGCTGATATTCGGCATTTCCTGAGAAGTCTGGTTCTTTCGGTATGGCTTCCAGATTCTTGTTTTCTGCGTCCAGAGAAGTTTTGATCTGTTCTAATTCATCTGTCAGTTTGGAAATCTCAGATGTGAGGGTTTCTTCTTGCTTATGCGCTTCTTTCATATCGGCAGACGCTTTGTTTCCAACCTGAATAACTTCATCAATTTTGCGTTTCTTGTCCTGTTCCCATTCTTCCTTAGCCTTTAACTGCTGATTGATTCTTTCCTGCTTTTTCTGTTCAAATCTGCTCTTTAACTGCTCAATCTGCTCTGGTGGAAGATTCTGACCGCAAGTCGGGCAAATGGTCTCTGCATCCTTGAATGTCTCAGATTCAATGTTGTCCAGAGCTGTGTTGTCCCATTCTGTATCTTTGATTTTGGGATACTGTGTTCTGGCGTTCTGTAACTTTTCGAGAAGTTCTTTCTTCTGCGCTCTCAGAATTACCAAAGCAGAAGTCTCCCTGTTTAATTCGGCTGCTTTCAGATTTCTTTCTGTCCGCAACTCATTGATTTTAATTTGAATTGCAGTTTTCCTTGTCGAGATTTCTTCATGTGCTTTTGACTCGAAAGAATATTTTCTAACACCTAAATCTGAAAGTTCTGCTCTGAGTTTGCTGCTACGCTCGTTTCCTGACTGTGCAATCTGCGTTTCAAGGTCAGAAATCTGTTCCTGCAAGGCATTCTTCTGCAATTCCAATTCAGCGGTATCAGCATCAACTTTCGACTGCTCCATGCCGATAATCTGGTTTGGAATGGCTTTCAACTGTTCCTCTGCCTTTTTCAGCGTTGCGCTGTTCATGGCTTTGACTTCGTCTGCCTTGTAGGTTTCCAGAAGCGGTACTAACTCAGCACAGCCTGGAACTGTCTTGGCAATCTCTAAATCCGATTTTCCGGCACCGTCTGACATGGAAAACAGAATCTTTCTGGCGTCTGCATCTTTCAGGTCTGTGAAGATTTCCATGTGAGACAGCATAAGGAAATTATCAAAGTCAAACCCTCGTTCTTTCAGATCAGCTTTAAAGTCTCTTTCAGCTTTCGGAACGCCGTTGATTTCGTACTTGTTTGATAATGCAACCTTGCCCGGTTTTCCGTCCTTTGGCTTACTTTCTGTGCGCTTCTGGAACTTTGCTACGCTTACCGGCTTCCCATCAATTACAAGGTCAATATCAACTCTTGGCAGGCATTCTCTGCCATCATCGGGTCTGATATCCGGGTTGCTCTTTAAACTGTAGTCCTTGTCACAGAACACCCACATAAAGGCATCTGCCAGTGTGGTTTTCCCGCATCCGTTCTTCCCGGAAACGATTGTTCTGTGACCGAACTCTACTTTCTTCTCCTGCTGACCTTTAAAATCGGTCAATCTAATTTCTCTTACTTCGATTTTTCTCATACTACAAAACCTCTAATCTTTTTACTGATACTTCCAACGCTGTTACCCATGATTGACTCTGATCAGACCACAGTTCCCGGCTTTGGAATCTTCCGCGGAGTTTGATTTTTGCTCCCTTTTTCAGATTCTCTACGGCATCTGCGTTTTCCTCCCAGCATAAACAACTGATGGCATCTGATCTGGTATATCCGTCTTTCTTCTTTCTGTTTACCGCTAGAAGTATTCTTGCCAGCTTCCTGTCGTTTTTTGTGCCAATCATCTTTATTGTTGGCTTTTTAATCAGATATCCAGTCAGATAAACTTCGTTTGCATCGTGTTCTTCCAGTCTTTCAAGGTACTGAATGTCCATTGCTCTTACATATGCTACAAGGCTTTTCTTACCATCTTCCCGGACTGTTCGACTTCGCATTTCACCATATACACTGGCAATCAGCTCTGTTTCCCTTGAAATCATATGCTCCGGCACAATAATCGGAAGAATGTCATAGGATGTACTCTTTCTAAATATTGTCATTCTTCCCTCGTACATCTTGGTTCCACCGTATTCTTCATGTGAGAATACGAACCCCGCCGGAATGTCACCTGATAAAAGCACTTGGTTCTCATCTCGCATCTTCATTTCCTAAATCACCTTCTTCATTCAACAGCAATAATGTCTCCACAAGAACTGCTGCCTGCTTCAAAACAATGTTACTGAGTTTCTTGTTTCTTGCTTCGAGTTTTGCGTTTTCCGCTTCCAGATCACAAATAATCTCGCTTGCAAGTGGTTTCTGTTCGTTGGATGTGTGTGTTTTTGACATAAAAATGCCCTCCTAATTATTTATTTGATAAATACAGGAAGGTGTGTTATACTTGTCCTGTATTTAACTTAGCCAAATTAAGTTAGATACGCGGCTCCATGTGGTATGTCGGTACCTGTGGAGCCAAACCTTTACTCTTCTGCAATAAATTCTCCATTTACAAGTTTATAAAATGTATCAGGTTTTATCTTTACTCCGTCTACTTTCGCAGACTTCACATCTGCAATATGGTATGTTCCGTCTTCAAATTCCTTCCATTCAGCAAGTACAATAAAGCATCCGATAGACCCTTTTGCTTTGGAATTGCATCCAATTGCCATTGCAACGCTCTCTTTTCCTTCTACGGTTGCCGCTGACCGGTTTCCGGTGTTGGTTGCCGCTGACTGGTCTCCGGTGTTGGTTGCCGCTGACCAGTCTCCGGTGTTGGTTGCCGCT